GCCATAGTTATTCTCCTTTATTACGCTATACCTGTACCACTTCTAAAGAAGTGATTGTTGATTCTAACAAGAATATTTGCATTAGCAGAAGACGTGTCAGAGTTATCTGGGTCTTGGCAAATATCAATTGCTTGAATAGCAAAAGTAGTTGCTGTACCAGATACACTTACATCTAGTTGCTGTTTAGATATTCCTGTTTGTGTAACACCAGTAGTGTTTGTAACAGAGTAGTTCTTGTACAAATCTGCTCTAGTGAAAGCCGCATCAGCATCAATTAAGAATACTGCATCTGGATCATCAATGACAAATGCAGTGATGTCAGAAGCAGCAATACCACCTGGGTAGTAATTGCTATAAGTTGGCTTTTGAGTAGTTGGATCTGTATAGAAACATCCGTTAAAAACCCCAATAACAGCATCCGAAGTATTAGGACCGTGTCTTTGAATATTTCCAGTTCCTAATGGTTCAACCATTTCTCCTTGGAAAATCGCGTCTGCGTATCCTGATGCAATCGTATATCTGTTTTGAGCTCCAGCTAAAGGTGTACCGTCTAGTTTTCTGTAAGGTCTTAGACCAAACTTTTCTTCGACATTAGCCATAGTTGTTTCTCCTTTAAGTTATTAATCCAAGCTACATCGGGTAGGTAATGCAAAAAAATTATTTTTTACGACTACCACCAAAGGTAACTCTAGACTGTCTATCAATATTGATAGGCATGTCCGGGTGTTGTTCCTTCATAAGATCCCGATCAATCGCGTCTGTTCTGTCTTGAGTTATTTTTCTAAAATACTCAGCACGACTTTTCAATATCTCCTCCGGTATCCTTGCCAACACAAGGCCACCAATTCCGATCAGGCCAGCATGTTTTCCTTCGTGAATAACTGGGTAATCATTTTCACCGATTTCATTTAAAATGGTTTCGGCTTTAACGAATTCCCAACCTTCTCGTAACTTCTTAGATACATTACCTGGATCTTCGAAGCCATTCGCAGAGGTTCTTATCCATCTATGTGCATAACCCTGCGGTGCAGCTGGCGCATCCAAACTGGATGGTGGAGTCCAATCTTTCTTTCTAGAAAGTTTTGTTCTAGATTCAGACTCGCGTGAAGTTTTTACTTTATTCATATTAGGCTCCTTCCTTCACGTATTTTGCGTATTCCTCTAGTGGCACCCCTAATTTCTTAGCGATAACTACCTGTGATTTGGTGAGTTTCACAGACTTGCGTCCTCCAGATCTTCTACTAACTGAACCTACGTTTTGGACGGGTTGCTTCATAGGTGTTTCTTCCGTAGAACTCTGAGCAAACTTTTGAGGGAAATACTCCTTCATACGTTTGTTTATTTGATTATAGTATTCATCACTCTCTGCGTCAATTCCCTGCTGTATCAAATCCTCATGGATACCCATAGCAGCTGAGGTCATTACTCTATCAGAGCCAAACCATTCATTATCTTCAGCCCAACTTTGAGCTCTTTGTGATATTTGAGGTTGTGGTTGTGAAGGTGTTTCGTCAGTTTTCTTTTCAGCAGCTTCTTTAGCTTTCACTTCTTTTTCAGCTTGTGCTAAAGCAACTTTTTCTTTTTCTACTGAAAGCTTAGCTAAAACATCTTGAGCATCAGCTATGGCATTCACATCGTTTGCTTCTAATGCAGTTTTAAGAGCGTTTTTTGCTTTTTCTCTTTCTGCATCAACACGTGAACCGTATTCCTTAAGATAATTTGTATCAGTTTCATCAAACTTTTTAGAAATTGATTCATATTTATCTTTTAAGCCTTTTGCATACTCAGTAGCTGCTTTTTCTCTTCTTTCAGCTTCTCTTACCTGAAAAGTTAACTTAGAAATTCTTTTTTTAACTTTTTCAGAATAATCCTCCAAACCTTCTTCATCGGATTGAGTTTTTTTCTCTTGTTTTTCCTCAATCTGGACTTCTTCTTTTGGTTCTTCTTTAGATTCTTTTAAAAGTTGTTTTGCAGTTTTACCACCAGTTACATCTGTATACCCTAAGTCAACATCTTGTTTTTTTTCAAAGGCTTCATTAGATACTTCTGGTGCATCTACGTTTATTGTTTCTTCGTTAACGCCATCAGTATCAATTTCTACTTCTGGACTTTTATTTTCTTCTGCCATTTATTCCTCCTTAATAATGGTGCAAAATATCTGCTGGATTAGAAATAGTTGAAATAACTTCATCGTCATTCAACACTCTTACTTCACCACCATCTATTTTGAATCTTGAACCAGCGTATCTACTAAATATTATCCACTCATTTAGTTTACACCATGGTCCTTTTGGAAATTTATCTTTATCGTGATAACAAAGATCTCCCATTTTTAGCACAAGACCACAAACTGTAGTCATCTGTATTGTTTCTTGTGTTGTATCAGATAAGTAAATACCGCCTTTGGTTTTTTTAGGACCAGCATAAGGCAAGACTAAAAGTCTATAACCTGTAGGACTTGGTAATTTATCTAATGTTGATTGTTCGATCGCTTTTGGATCTAGAACTGTTTTCACTTCTTCCTCGTTTTTATACGCGTTCAAAAGTGCCTCAGTCCTCTTCGGTACTTCCGTGGACTTCATCTTCATACTCCGTTGTTAACAGCAGGTCTTTAAGATCCTGTTGCAGATCCTCTAGTGATCTGATTTGGCCTCTAGCATATTGCAGTTTTTCCATAGTGTCAACTCCGTAGAAGGCCTGATCTTTTAATTGATCAATTCTTTTCTTTAACCTTCTTTGTATAAATGAAATTGTATCTATATCCATTATATTTTTTCTAAACAAACTTTATGTTTGCCTTTTTCATTAATTTTAAAATCCCAGTAAGAAATAGCTGCTCTTATAACTTCAAAATTACATAAATTATAATCATCAATAATTATTCTTGTTCCTTTTCTTGATCTTTCTGCAAACCATAAAGCCTCTCTTAAAATATCTTTTGTTGTGTGTGGACCATCTAGAAATACTAAATCATATATGGTTTTGCTTAAATTGAATATATCCATATATTCAATATCAGTCATATTATAGAATTTGTAATGTGGATTGCCTGCAAAATCTTTTATCATTTGATCTCTCATTTCATTAGAATATTTAGGGGCCTCGGAACTCCATTTGCCATCCCTTTTCCATTGAGGATGATTATCAAAGTGTTTGTATTCTAAATCTCCATAGGGATCTATTGCATAATGTTGATATTCTACTTTACCAAGTCTAGGGACTAAACTCATCATTATTATTTGTGAACCTAAACCCTCACGCACACCAACTTCACAAGTCGTAACTAATTTTGGTTTTTCAAAAAAGGGTAATGTTTCGCACCATTTTTTTAATAATTCATATTCGGAGCTATCTCCACGGATCATAGAGGTTTTTTATATTAATAAGTATTTAGATGCAATTAAAAAACACCTTGAAATTTAGTGCCTTTTATAGCTGCTCCTGCACCTCTACACATACCACCTTCTTTCAACTTTGGAACAGGTCTTCCTTTAGCAGAGTCTCCATAAGCACTAGTAGTAGTGTCAATAGTCATAGATCTTGATGGTTGTTGTTTATTTCTTGTTTGAGGTAAACGCTCGTATTTCTTTTTAGGTTTTTTCTTTGAGTAAATATCTTTAATAATTTTATCAACACCTTCTTTTAATTTTTTTCTTTTTTTTCTTTGATCAGCAAACTTTTTTTTACTATCCTCAGATTCTGCGTAAAACATTTCACTCATTATAATTTTCCTTGTGCTTTTAATTTCTTTATATCACCTTTAGTAAGACCTGTTAAGTCTACCTTTGGATTCTCAGGTTGACCTATTACAATTTCTTTTTTTGGTGTAAACCATTTTTTTATCCACTTCCATATCCACATATTATGTCCTCACGTTTGTTGGTTTAGGGCCAGTATTACTAGCCGCTCTTTTTCTGGCAACAGCAGAAGCCCTTTGCGACTTTGTCATCGCTGTGGCTTTTGCAAGTGGTACGCACTTCGGATATTTCCTTTTTGAACCACTGGCAGATTTTCTTCCACACTCCTGAAACTTGCCACCTTTTTTTCTTGCTCCAATGTCTACCCATTTTTCTTTGAACCACTTAGTTAGTCCACCTTCTTTCATTTTTTTGGAACCTGCTGGAACACAGTTGGGAACCATTTTGCTCCCCTTCTTTTTCATGCCCGCTTGAACATAACCTTCCCAACAAGTGCCTCTCTTGTACATTAGAAAACACCTTTAAAATTTGTTCCTCTAATTGCAGCACCACCACCTCTTGATAGTTTTAGTGATTTTAAAATTTTAGCTTGACCCGCATGTGCTTTTGATGCTTTTTCTAATTTGTTAGCAACATTCATGATTGCACCTTTATTTGCTTTTTTTACAACAGTTTGTAAAGATTTTGCTTGTCCTTTATGAAGAGCTGATGCTTTATGTAATCCCTTAATTACTTTTTTTATTTTAGCATCACCACCTTTAGATTTTTTTTCAGGTTTACCCACAGCAATCATAATCATCATTTTACCTTTTTTAGCTTTCATCAACCCTGACTTCTGTAATCTACCCATACCTGATTGTGAACCGGCAGAAACAGCCATACCAACTTTCATCCTTTTTGGTCTTGGTCTTCTATTTTCATTACCTGTTAAAACATCATAAGCTTTTTTCTTTTTTTGATATTCAATTTCTCTTGGACTTAAAACTCTTCTGATATTCTTTTTATTTCTCAAAGGTGGTTGTGGTTTTTTAATAAACTCACCTTCACTTGCACCTTTTGGTTTTGGTCCCCTAAAATCTTTTCTCTTTACACCTGATGGATCTTTTATTTTACCAGCACAAATTTTGCTAGCGTATGCGTTCGCATATGCAGACGGGTAAACTTTAAACTTACGCTTTGCTGCAGCTTTTCCTCTTGGGCATAATTTTGTCATATCTGTTGCATCCTTTTATCTGTTGATAATATATTTTTTTCTGCTTTAGGTCTAGCCACTGAGTCTTTACTTCTTTTACGAAGTTGAGCTATTGCAGAATCTTTCATTCTTTTTTCTTTAAATTGTTTCTGTAAGTCTCTAATTAAATTCATTTCTTACCCTTAAATATTTGAGTTCCCTTAATACCATAAATGCTCGCTACGACAAGAATCCACAAATTTGTGAACCAGCTCGGGAGCGACTGGAAATGCTCAAAGAAAACTTTTATCTTGTCCATAGCTTGCACGTCATCTGAAAAAACTCCATATGCAAGCACCAATATGGGCAACGTGAGAATTATGAGAACGGCCTCGTCCTTGTAATCTGATTGACGAGCTTCTAATAATTTACCCTGGTAAGCTTCCTCACCTCGGGCTTGACGTTCTGCATGTAGCAATTGTGCATCAGACATCGCTACTTTAGCTTTTTGTTTGTTAGCGTATATCTTACTTCCTGCAGATACTGCTAATTTAATTGCTTGAAACCACATTTGCGTATTTCTCCTGTCTTCGTAAACACATATATTCTATCATCATCTCAATACATTCGTAAGCCCTACCACCCGATAGCTTCCATTTATAGGTTTGTGTCCAATGACTCTTTCTTAGTCTAGGTTTTACTACTCTTCCACCAAAAAATTCTGCAAATTTTTGTACTGAATCTTGATCACACATTTCAACAGAACATTGAAATGATTTTCTACCATCCCCTTTGCCCCATATACCGAAGCTTCCTTCGCCGTCAAACAGTCCTGCAAGAAAAATTAATTTATACTTTTCCGGCAAGTTTTCGTAAGAGTTTTTTTCGTTCACTTACTTTTATTCCTTGTGGGTTAGGCCCTTTTTTAGGGGGCGGTCCATATCTTACTCCTCCACTAAGTCCCTTACGTTTTTTTTGTTTTTCTGATCGCATTTTTTCCTGCCTTAAATATTGATGCCACTTTTAATTTACCCATTACTTTAGCACGTTGTTCACCTACTGTTAAGATCTGTATCTTTCTAGCAAATGGTTTGTTAATTCTTTTTACTTTTGCAACCGTTGCACTTGCATCTGCTGGTGTTGCAAATTTTATTCTTACTGTGTCTTTTGGATTCTCGTCAGTATAGAGTCTTCTTCCTGAACCTTTCGGTTTTTTTCCTGTTCCTACTTTTGGATCTTTATTTTTTTGCAAGTTTTTCTCTAGCTACTTCTAATCTCTCGTCTGATTGTGCAGCCTGCTCCGCAAGTTTATCATATTGAAAATCTAGTTTAGACGCTTCTTGTTGCATATCCATTTCAGCTCTCATTTTTGTCTCTGCAGCTTTTCTTTGTAAGTCCATAGCTCTTAAATCTATTTCTTGTTGTTTTAATCTAACTAAAGGATCTTGTTTACCAGCTTGTGCTTGCATCTCGCCTCTAACTAGTTGTTCAGTTATCTCTGCAACTGCAGTTGCAACTGCTTTATCAAACTGAATTTGAAATTGTTGTGGGTCCTGTTGTGCTAACGCAGCCATATTTGGATCACCCATCAATTGTTCTTGTACTTCTATCTTCGCTTTAAAAGAAATGTGATCAGAAATATGTGATTGTAACAACGCATAAACTGATGGATTAATTTGAACCATTCTTGATTGCATAAATGCCATGTGAGCAGCGATATGTGCATCATGATCTTGAAATTCAAACGCTGTAAGTAGTTGCATTTGTAATGCACGTGCATTTTCTTTCGCAGGATCCATAGGTTCAGGTTGTTTTGGTGCTGGTTTAAGCAGAGCTTCTATTTGTTTTGTCCCTAATGCCTCATAAACACGTCTATATGCTTCATGAATGTTATGAATTGCAGGATTTGAACTTGCTACTTGCAATTGTGTCTGTGCAAGCATCACTCTTTGTGCCATACTCATGATATTTGGGTCTGCAACAGGTAAAATATCAACACGATTATCAAAATCTAACGCTTTTATAAATCTTGGACCACCATAAACGTCATATGGGTACTCCGGTGGGAGCGATTCAGACATAATTCTTGCTAAAATCTTAAATTCCATCTTCATTGCGTAATAACAACGCTTGTGAACACCACTCATTACCCTTGAACCACGCTCCATCATGGCTACAGTTGTGCCTACTGCTCTGTTTTGAGCATCATTTCCAATATTGTTGTCAGTAATCGCTGCAAATTTTTGTCCTGCTTGTACTAAAAAACCTAAAAGGTTAAATAAAGTTGTTGATGGTTCAGTAAATGGTAAGTTAAAAAACTGTTCTCTTATATTTCCGCCCGGTGCATCTACATCTCTAAACTCTCCAGGCTGAATTGGTTGGTCATCATCTCTTACTCTAATACCTCTAGACTTAAATCCTGCTGGTAGATTTTTTAAAGTACCTGCATCAATTAATTGTCTTAGTGATTGTGTAGCTGCTTGAGATAAACCACCAATCATATGTGTAAGGCCAAAGCCATAAAAACCTAAACCAGGTAAAAATTTGTAATGAACGAAATATTCTATACGTTTGTATGTTGGATCGTCTGGTCTATAGTTTCTATAGATTGATAATATTTCACCACTGCCTTCGTCAATGGTGACCACGTAGGGAATTTTTATACTTTGTGCACGAGAATCAAACTTTTCGTAATCATCTAAATGTAAATCAACGTGCATTTCTAAAATAGTGTGAAGATCATCACTACCTGCTTTTTTCACACCTTCAAGTTCATTAATTTTTTTCTGAACTTCATCTGTGTCATCTACTGATCCTGTTAATTCTACCTCACGATAAAATCCTGCCGCCATTTGTTTTACGACTTCGTTTTCCGTTAGCCGTTGTACGTGAGTAATTCTATCTGTATCTTTAAGATCAGACGCATAATATGGCACCACTAAATCTTCTGCTGGAATAAATTTAGATACAGGCCTTTGCATTAGTTCATCGTAATAGATTTTTTTAAAAGTGCTACCGGACAATGGTAAATAGAATAACATCTGATCCATATCAGTTGTGTACTCCTCCATTTTTTCCATGAGCATGTAGTTCATGTAATCCTTTACTCTGTCTGCTTGTTGTTCAATTGGCGGGGTTTGTAATCCTACTATTTGTGTTCTAACCGGGCCATCGCTAGGTACTAATTCTTTATATGCTTGAGCTTGGAATTGTGTAACACTTTCCGCTAACAACGGATGAGTGACATTGGAAGCTCCTTTAAATGGTCTACTTACTTCTCTGTACTTAACACCTAAAAGATCTAAACCTTTTATGTAAGCATCTTCCCATTCTTTTCTAGATTCTTTATCTTTTTTGTAATCTTGAACTAATTCACTGGCCATACGAGATAATGTTCTCTCGTCCATTGCCTCTGCAAGATTAGCATTGAAATCGTCTTGAGGTCTTAATTCTTCTTCGGGCTCTTCTCCTTCAACAGAAACTTCTAATTCCTCTTCAACCTCGTTGTTCTCAGGATCTGTAGCTTTTAATTCTTCTTCGACAGTAGTTTCGTTTTTTTCAACAGCCATATATTTTTATCCTTTTAGCCTTGTCATGGCTGAATATCAACTACATTATTTTAGTTGCTTTTTTTCTGCCAAGTTTACAACCTCTAGCCATAACAGACGTTCCTGATTTATAACCCATAGGTTTCATCATCATTCCACCGCCCATTTTTTTAGAAATCTTTTCACCTATTTTTTTAGCAATAGGACCTGCAGCTCCTGCGGGAGTTAATGATCTTCCAGCAGCTCCTAATTTTCTTAAAGCATCCGTAAACATTTTTCTTCTTCTTGCTTTTGCACCTTCCATTAGTCTATCTCTTTTCATTGGGTTTTGTGAACCTAAAGTAGATATGACACCTCTTCCTCTTGGGCTTTTCTTAGGAAAAGCTTTTTTAACTCTTTCGTCTCTAGTTCTTGGATCGTTTTTCACTGCTTTACCTTCTTTAGCTTTTAAAGGTTTCATTGGTCCTCTTTCTGGAGCTTGAAGCTTTGGTTTTTTTCTTTGTCTTTTTAAAAATTCATTTATTTTTTTCATTTTATCACTGCCCACAGCTAGTTTACTTTTAAGCTCACCTTTTGTGCCTGTATCAGCACCACCACCTTTATTGTATTTTTTCATCATGCCACCACCCATTTTTTTAGCTTTGACTTTTTTTGCAATTTCTGAGCCTACTACTGAAGCTGCTCCACCTGGGAGCATACTTTTTAAAAGTTTACCTTCTCTTGATGACATAGCTCCTTTAAAATTTTTATTAATTCTTTTTATTTTATCAATAGCTACTCTGAGCTTACTTCTCATTTCACCAACTTTGCCCGTGTCAGCACCACCACCTTTATTGTATTTCATCATACCTCCAGATTTAACTGCAATACCTTTTTTCTTTTCAGAAATTTTTTGTTTATCTTTTTCCATTTCTTTTCTTCTTTGTTCTTGTTTTCTTTGAGAATCCATCGTGTCTCTCATTTTATTATAAGATTCAAATTCTAGATCAGGCAGTGTAGGTCTTCCCAATTTTTTTCTTTTTGCAAACTTACCTCTTTTAGCACCCATAGCTTTTTCAATGGCCATTCCTCTTTTCTTTTCGTAACCGGAAAGTTTTCCGTCTTTATCTAAATCTGCTTTGCCTGGGTTTTTGAGCATCGCTCCTCCTGTTCTTTTTTTTGATTTTCTTGAAAGTAAAGTACCTTGAATTCCCATGCCAGGAATCATACCTGAAATACCAATTAATTTTCTTAGACTAACTTTTTCCGGTCTTCTAGAGGTAGCTTTTTTTAAACCTTTTAAATATTTTTTATAATCTTTAGCTTCTTCCATATTGAATCCTAATAATATTTATACTCTTTTTCAAATTTTATTGGCGGGTCGTCCCAATCGTCCGAGTACGTTGTAACAAATCCACCTTGTCGATATCTTAACACAGCTTGGGTCATAGAATCAACATAGTCATCGTATTGTCCGTTAGGAAAAGCAGCACATTCTTCAACAACGTCTTGTGCAAACTTTTCATCTGTAGGAGCCCAAACCATACCAGACTCAAACACCGGTGCACAGCTATTTATCCTAGTATGCTTATCTCTTCCTTTTGCAGGGACAAAATCTATAACAGGGATACCAGCTCGTCTTAGCTCATGTATCAATGGTTGCCCTGATGCTTTGGCCTCAACGATAACTGTTTCAGGTTCCCAATAATGATATTGCTCTAAAGCAAGATTCTTCAAATCAGGAAAGTCATATCTTCCCTTTATTGCATCTAATAAAATTATATGATCCTCATATCCTTCTACAGGTTGAAATATTCCCCATGTTGTAATTGCAGAGTAATCTGCAGATTCTTTTGCACTGAATGCAGTATCGTAACTTTGTATGACGTGTAGCAATTTAGGGAGGTATTCTTTATCGTAGTTGTTCCACCATTCTCTTTTGATGATCGCACCTTCCTCTGACGTTGGGTCCTGCATATACTGTGCGTTCCAATTTTTCGTGGACACCGATGCTTTGACCGCTTCTAAATCTTTTATATTCCAATATTCAGGCCAAACAGGTTTACCCGATGGCATGATTGCAGGGAACTCAATTACTCTCCACTTATCTGCTTTTGGTTCTGATTGAGCCTTCACTAATCTTCCGGTTAGATCGTCTGTCGCCCAACGAGTCATAACCACTACAATTCTTCCGCCTGGTTGTAAACGTTGTCGTGGTCCTGAACTGTACCACTCGTATGCACGATCCATCGCTGAGTCTGACATTGAGTCTTGTTCAGTATGTGGATCATCGATAATCAGCAAATCGGCCCCTCGACCAGTTATTGATCCGCCCACACCCGCTGCAAAGTATTCACCACCGTGATTGGTTTCCCACCTACCTTTTGCTTTACTATCTTCTCTTAGTTTAACATCTCCAAAAATCATTTTGTATTCTTCGGTTTCCATTAAGTTTCTAACTTTGCTACCGAACCTTGTTGCAAGTTCTGCGTTATGTGAAACTTGCATCAATTTCATTTTAGGATTACGGCCAATCATCCACGCAGGAAATAAATATGAAGCAAACTCTGATTTAGTATGCCTAGGAGGCATGTTGATAATCAATCTTTTTTCTTTATTGTTTGCAATGTTTTCAAATGACTTTGCAATTATTTGATGGTGCCCATATCTTTTTGGGTCCTTTGTTTTACGATAAATGAAATCAGGCCAAACTGCTTTAGCAAAAGCTAAGAAATCATCCTGGCAAATTTTAATATATTCTAACTGCTTCTTTAAAACTAAATCCTTTAGTTCTTCATCTGTTAATTGATCTAAATTCATGGTGCCCCTTTTCAACATAGACTAATACAAAAACACTTTCAACTATTCCATTTCATTTGGGTCCCCTGTGCATGTATTCGACTTAGCTCTAGCTAGTCTTAACAAAGTACCTAGTCGCGTGCGGGGTGCTTTTTTTTAAATGCAACGTGTTTCGTTTTGCGTTGGCCAATGAGCCTTCTAAATGCACAACGGACAACGGTAAAACAGCGGTCAACGGTGCGCTGTACGTGGTCAGTTAATCGGTCAACAGTAAGCGCGTAAAATGGTCCACAAACAACGGCCATCGGATCGGAATTTTAATAACAAAATCAGGCTCGAGGGCGCGCGGATCAGTGAAAAAAGATCGAACTCTGTAAATTTTAAGGGCCTTGTGCTTTTGGCCCTTAACCAAGATCAACACCGTTGCGCCATGCTTAACGGCTCTATTGATCCATACAATTTGATATTTATTTAATGTCGGATAATTGACCTGATTTGATTTTAATTCACACCAAAAAGATTTGCTTTTATATATTCCAAAAACATCTGGAACACCTGAGACAGTCAGGGTTTCAATTCTAGTTAAAAAATATCCCTGATCATTGAGAGCGTTTTTAACTTGTTTCCAGAGTTGCGCTTCAGATCCTGACATGTGATTTAATTACAACATCTGTTGTAAAAATACAACACAACTTATACGCGTAATTAATTTAGGGGTGCGACACTTTTGATAGTATAAAAAAATAATGTCTTATAATATCTTATCATTATGAGAAATAATAAAACAAACAACACAGAGGAAACAATGCAAAAACTAACACTAAAAAAACTAGAAAAAATAATGATCAAACTAGTTAAAGACAATCAAAAACACGCTGAAAATATCAGGGTGCAAAAAATAGATGACAAAAGATTTTATGTGCTTTGCGATATTAGATATCCAGATTTTATAGCTAAAGAGGACCATAAAAAATGGGAAGAAGGGCCAGAGTACACGGGTTGGATTGAATGGAAAAAAGGGGACAACCTAAAACAAAACGATGAATTCAATGTCAAATGGGTACAATTTGGAATTGATAAAAATGATAACAATAAATTTTTCTACTCAATAGACGGGTTACCTTCACAAGATTATTTTTGTGATAGCACGGGCTACGGGGTATTAAATAACGGCAAGGCAGTTGAGGGCCTTCAAAAAGATATGGCTAAATATGGAATGATGTTTGAACCCTATCACTCAATGACGGGCATTTTAGATCATGCTTGTGAAATATAAACCAACGGGGGCGAAAGCCCCCACAACAACAAAGGGAAAGATGAAAAAAATAAACGACCCATTTGGATTTACAAAAGCTATAAATTTTAAAAAGCTTAATGATCCAAAAGTTTTAAAAGAATTAGAAAAGATCTTTTTAAAAGAAGAAAAAAGATCGGATCTAAGAAAAGCCCATGATTTAAAAGGATCAAAAAAATTATGGTAAATCAACACGGGGGCGCAAGCCCCCACAACAACAAAGGGAAAAGACGATGAAAAAACAATACATAAGATCAACTAGAAATCTCTATTATAGAGACGAGGACGGGATAAGAATTTTTTATTCTTACAGTACACCCGTTGCATTTATAGACAGTGACAATACATTGGTTATTTCAGAAAATGTATGGTCAGTGACTACAGCAAAACACCTTAATTGGATTGAGGATTTTTGCGGGGTAGAGAGAAAACAATCAAGGACCAAAAACTCAGTCTTTAAAGATAGTTTAAAATTTAGACAATCAAAAGACGGTCAAGATATGACAGAGGCAAGACAAGACAATCATTTGAAAACAACAGCGATGGTTTCAAAATTGTTTGGATTGCTATCAACGGGGGATGAGCGAGCGATGGAACAGAAAAAAAGATTTTTTGAAATCGCGGGCTGTACATTCCCTGAGGATTGGGACAGTCTAAGCCTTGAGGAAAAGACAAAAAGAATAAACAAAGCTGAACAATTTGGATTGGGGGAATAATGAAAATAAATAAAGATCTACATTTTTTAAAACTACAATGTCAGAAGCTTAAAATGTCGAGAAGAAATAGACATGTCTATTTTAAAAATTGCCGAGAGGATTTCGCAAATAATAATTTTATAGATTGGCATTTAAAAAGTTTAGCGGGTCAGGTGAGTTATAGTAGTACAACTGTAGGTTGTAACTACGGATATCATTATGAGCCGTTACCATCACTAAGTCAAATTGAAGGATCATTTGAGGGGTAACTATGTTAGATAAATCAGATCAATTGCATGATGATACTATCGAGGACATCATGCAAGAAATCAGGGATCTCAGGGACGCTGATTTTCATGTTTGTAAATACAGTGAATGGCAAGCCAAAGGCGAGCCTGACACTGATGAGGATACAACTTGTACTTGTGGAGAGTTTGATAGGGTGATTGATAAACTTGAAGCACTAAAATATGGGGGGTAGCTATGGAAGAAGGACAAGCAGAGATAAAGATACGATTAAAAAAAGGTAAGATCACAGTAATACATCCTGAGGGTAATTTTAAGCTTGCAGAATGGATCGCGAGCAAAGGGGATTGGAATAGACTTTGGGATGTGATCGATAAGATGGTTAAAGATAATCAGGGCATCCGCGCGGGTAAGTAGATTAGAATGATTCTAAACTACTACAACCTGAGATTGAATAAAGGTGCGACAATAATGTCCTTGATTATCTTAATTAGATGGGATATGGTGGGTTATGTTTAATAAATTAAAAAATATAAATACAGGAGAAAAAAATATGTCGGAACAAAAAAAGTTTCAAGATTATACAGACGGGCAGATGGCTAGAGAAATCATGATGAATGCTTTAGCTGAGGCCTTAGACACTAACAACAGTCAAGTTAGAACTGAGTTAGAACAAATCGGGGATGAGTATTCAGAGGCTAAGATGATGAGAGTAAGAAAAATTTTAGCCCGAATGGTCCACAAAGTGTTTTTCAAATATGGACACAAGGCAGATTTCGATATGAGCGGATCGCCATTAATATCAATATTTGATGAATACGAGTGGGAACAACCAAAATAACAATGGAGGCGGGGGCGCAAGCCCCCAAACAACAGAGAGGAAAAGATGAACATAAAACAAATAGAAAAAGAAATAATAAAAGCAATTAAGATTGAGGCTGAAATACCTTTACAAAGTGCAGAAGGTTATAAAGACCTAATCAAGTTTGTAAAAAAACTATTTAAAGAATACAGAGAGGGGCAATCATGAAAATAAATAACTATAATGCAGTTGGAATTGCTGAAGGTTTTATTGAATGTAAAGACCAAAAAACAATCAATAAAGCCTGGCAACATTTAATAGATACGGGCCTAGCCTGGAATTTGCAGGGTTGGTTTGGGAGGACCGCAGAGAGTTTAATTAAACAAGGCATATGTAAAAAAAGAAAGAGAGGAGTAAAACAATGATGGATATAGATACTATTGTTGCATTAAATAAAGAGGCAGGCAATAAAGCAAAAAGACACGGAATGAAACCTACGACTTTTACAGAAAGTGGGATTTCTAAAATTAAAGATGGTCAAATCGAATGCTTGAGGGATATAGTGAATATCGGAAACTATACCCCAAAAGGTTGGAGACGGTTTGATGTTAATAAATGGGTTGAAGAATGGGATCTACCATATTCATTTAAATTTTTGGATAAAGGGGGTCTATTTGTTGATAGTTCGGGGTTTGGTTCAGACAATGAACCCGCGCTAACGGTGGACCAATTATTAGATGTGATGGCTCAATTACTAACTCAGAGATCAGATTTAGGTTTTGGCATTATATCAGAGGGGCAATTTCAAATTACAATAGGAGTATTTGAGAATGTCAGAGTTAATTGAGATGTTTTTTGGATTTGTAGCATTCATAATTTTTATAATTCTTCTTGTAGCCTATTTAGGCTACAAGGGAGTTGAGGAGGTTATCGAGCAGAAAAATTTAGAATATCAAATACGTTTAAAAAAATCTTTTGATAAACAAAAAGAAAGAGAGGGAAAATGAAAACCTTTAACATAACATTTGTTGAAGAAACTAAATCACAAGTTAGGATAGAAGCTGAAACACTAGAAAAAGCAAAAGAAATCGTGAATAGTGGTAATTTTTCTGGAGATGAAATAATAGACAGAGATCACTTTGAAATTACAGATGCGTATGAGGACGAAGGAGAGGACCAATGATACTTGATGATAATATAGTTGATAAACAAATGGTGGAAAAAGAAAACTTTGATGGGTTGAACTATGCTAGGGACAATGGAGTTTGGTTTGATAAACAAAATGGTAATTCAATTTGCCTTGCATTTTGTAATAATAAACATACGGCTCAAGCAGTGGCAGAGGCATTAAATCTATTAGATAACATAGAAGGGGATGGAATAACGCTAAAAAAATAGTTTGCAATTTTAGTGTCTTATGATATCTTATGGGAGGAGGAAAAGAAAAAATGAAATATAAAATCAATGTAAATGAAAAAGATATAAAAAACGGAATTCCGTCTAATTGTAATGCTTGTGCAATCTCTCAAGCATTGAGGAGGGAATTTAATACTGATGAAACTTATACGATGATTGATGACGCAACGGGAGATGTGTCTATAGAAATAGATGACAAAAAATTTCAAGTTAATCATATGCACGAAAGTGATGTTGCAGATTTTATCTATGACTTTGATCAAGAGGATGGATGGTCAAAAGTAAAACCAATGACTTTTGAAATTATAGAGAGGTCAGCATGATGAAATTTAAAATCAATGTAAATGAAGAAGATATAAAAAATGGAATACCTTCAGATTGTAGGGCTTGTGCAATCTCTCAGGCATTGAGGAGGGAATTTAATACTGAGGAAACTAAAACAACGATAAGTGATGAAACGGGGGATGTGTGTATAGAAATAGATGATAGGAAATTCCAAGTTAATCATATGCACGAAAGCGATGTTGCAGATTTTATCTTTGACTTTGATAATTATGCGAATGATTATTTTAACAACTTAGTTCCTAGAGAGTTAAAACCAATTTCTTTTGAAATCATAGAAAGGTCAGCATGATGAAAAAATATACCAAAAAAGATTTTCTCAGCTATGCAGAGGCTTTTGATTATACGGAGGATATTTTTAGGGCTTCAGAACATAATGGAAGGCCGATAAGTTGGGAGATGGCAGAGAAAGAAAATGAAGAATTTTTTGAAGAAATGAAAAATTGGAAGCTGAAACAATTTCATGATTGGTTTGGTTTCAGTCATTTTGATGAACATACGGGGGAGGATAGGTTAATAAGAACATGAGTGATCAAACAAAATGGAGAATACCTGAGGTCATATCGGAAAATCACGCTAAGAGATATGAAAATGAAACACGAAAAAAATTTCAAACATGGTTGGAGGATTGTCCCGTCATGTTTGCAAGTAGGGCAACGGACGACCCTAATTTTGTCCAATACATATTTAACTTACAAAGAAGGAGGAAATAAATATGTTTTTAATAATAAGAGAGCAAACTTTCAGTAATATGGAAAGCAGTTTTAGGATTGTAGGCCAATACAAGACTAAAGAAATAGCAGAAGAAAAAAGAACGGCCTTCAGAGTAATTGAGGACAAGGGGAATGTATTTTTTTACATTTGTGAAACCCCGTTGCGATTAACTGAGGAGGTTGAAAATGTCGACTAGGAGTAATGTAGCCATTGAGGACCCAAACACAAAAGAAATAAAAGTTATTTATGTACACTCAGATGGATATCCTGATGGTGTTGGAGATGTGCTTTTAAAACATTATAACGATTATGATAGTGCTTCTATGTTAGTAAATAGGGGGAGTGCTTCTTACATTGCCGAAACTTTAGATGAATGTAATTTTTATGAAACAAAAGAGGACAGTTTTGTAAAACATAATAACGAATATTGTTGGATGTATGATATGCGGGGAGAGATCATGATTGAGTATCTTTATCTTTTTAAAAACAATAAATGGTACGTTTCAGAAATGAAAACCATGAAAAGAAAACCTAAAGATTGTTATGATAATTATATTGTCTACCACACTAAATACATACCAATAGAAGAACATGAGGATTATTCTTATCCAAAACAATTAAAACATACTGAGGTCCAAATGGTTTCTCAAATTGGAAAAATGTTAAAGAAAAATTTTGGGGAGGATAATATTTTGGTTCAAGGTAGAAAAGCTAAAAAAATGAATTAAACGAATTGGCTCAGGCGAGGGGGTCTGGTAATGATCCTGATTACCTAGAAAAGTTCGATTGTTAGTAATTTATTTAGTTCGCATTGGTACTCTAACAGTTGTAAGCAAACTTTTCACCTCGTCAAATTTTTTTAATATTTACAATTACACTATTTGGAATAATTGTTGTATTACCTATTTCTTCAATTTCCCCTTTTTCATTCGCAGAGTAATCCCCAAAAATTCTTGTAACACCCTTTGTTTGAGAAAGTAAGTGGCCTTTAGTAACACACGTTGCTAAATCTAATTTCATTAAGCTATCAATAGATTGCCATGAACTATCACTCAAAATATCTTTCCATGTAACAGAAACCATTGGATAACGGTCTTGCCAATTTTTTGATTTTTTATTTACGGTAATTTTTCGTTTTAACATTTACTTGACCAATTTTTGTTTCCAAATGTTTATTATGTATTTCATTAAATACTTTTATAAACTCACTAAAACTAGACGTTTTTAATCTTTTTTGTTTCAACCGCTTCGGCTTCGATAGTCTTTGCATTGTATCCGTCTATTTTATTTGATAATTCTTTTAGTTTATTTTCTAATTCTTCTCTACTCATACCTTCAAGGCCTGAAACTTTTACCTCTCTCTTATCAACATACAGACCCGCTAATTGTCCTGATCTATATTCAGCTTGAACGGATACATTAAATTGTTTATTTTTTTCAGCTTCTTTAGATAATTTATCTAAACGTCTAAATCTTTTTAATTTGTCTTTTGAAAATTTATTTACTTCTTCCTCGTATTTCTTATCGAGATATTTTGCTATGTGGGGATTTAATCTTCGATTTAACAATCTGGAAGCTATGGCGGAATAATCTGTAGGATTTTTGCACTCATACTTTGCTTGTTTGCAAGCTTCAGCATATGAAATTTCACCCCAATTTGCAACGAGAATGTCAACAAACAATCTTTGCTTAGGTGTTAAGTCTTTTTCAGATCTGTCTGTTTTTTTAATTTGCGCCATTTTTCTACTATATAGATTATTTTAACACATTAAAACAGTTCAAAATAGTTGCGAAGGGTATCTATATTAGCAATATTATTGTTTAGGTGTCCCTGAGGGACACCATAGGGACACCATAGGGACACCATAAAAACGTCTTAAAAGGTTGTTATTACTATCTTTTTTGTCTTTAGGGACACGAGGGACACCATATTGACCCCTGAGGGTATTTTTTTATTAGTGGAGGTCTAGATAATCTATATAGATAAAATTCCGGGCTTCGAGGAGGATATCGGGGCTTTGGGGAGGATATCAGGGTTTCGGGGAGGATATTAGTTTACGTGATCAATTATTTTTGGTAAAATTAATGAAATAGTGTTTTTCATTATTTGCTCTCTTAACCCCTGAGGTTTTTAGTTGTTATAATTATATTTTTTCCTCGGGGGTTTTCTTTAGTCCCCCAATACTTTTAATCTCTTTTAATATTTTTCTACGTTCAGCTTTATCGTGGCTTTGTCTGTATTGCTTATATAACCATCTATACCTTAGCCATTTCAATTGAATTTTGGTATAGCTTATTGTCTTATTTGATATTAACTCATTGAATTTGCTTCTAATTATCTCAGGCTCAAAGCTAGCAAACCAACAAATATTAGTAAAATTTTGTGTATCATTTGTAAACCAATCATAACTGTCTTGCTTCGCATAAGCGTCATGTTTGTGTTGGCCCATGTTCAGTGCATCTTCAAACGCTTGCAGTATTATGGCCTGAAACAACCGTTCTTCCGGTGTCCGTTGTCCGTCTATCAGTTCCCGTGATATATTAATGCCCAAAATTTTTAACAAGTTTAACGAATAATTCACGATAATACCTTAATACTTTCGGTGCAGTGACTACGTTCATCGCAAAATAATAATCATCCAGGTGAGTTTGAATAAAATCAGATCGATCTTCGCCCTCTAAATTTTTACAGATTTCGATGTTTTCCTGAGCAAGTTCAGTTAAGTGTTTCATAGTTCACGTGCGGAGGGGAAAAGATATGGAATGGATACTCCGCACGTAAATTTTTCACAAATATGCCGTGAAATATTTCTAAAACAAAAAATACCGTATTCATACCTAACCTCAATTTAAAGTTAATTAACTAATTTTCGCGGTTCATGAAGATAAAGAGCTTAACCCCTCTTTTTCATTAAGGTAATGGAATACGATATCAAATACTTATAGGATTATAATATGTAATGCAACAAATTTTTTTGGTACAATTTTGAAAAAAAATCACATATGTAAGTGAGGGCGGTTAGGTTCCCGATTAACTAACCGCTCTTAACAAGGCCTAGTCTCCCAGGCCTTGTCGCGCTGATCAGCTATTTACCCTTCAAAAGCTTTCGGCCTTGAGATAGTAAATTTTCTTTTGTTTTTTCATAAGGTTGGTTTTGCTTCTTTGCAATTTTCTTGACCTCATCATCAGTAATTTTTGCAATCATTGAAGCGGGTTTCCTGAAGCCGTGACTACCCATTGCACGCAAAATGCAATAGGTATCAATGTCAACGGCGCAGGATTTCCATTTACTTATGTCCATCTTTCTTTGTCCTCTCTATTAATTGTTATTTTCCTCGTCCTCTTGATACTCACGGTCAATAAAATATCGAATAAAATTTATTTTATTATGCACGTTACCGTTATAGATTTTGTCGAACACTCTAACAAAATCTTCCGTGTTAGTACCCCGCAATAACAACGCAGATTTAGATTTCAACGCAGTTTTGAAACGATCCCATTTAAATTTAGGATGTTCAGAAACAACAGCATACGCAGTAATGAAAGATCTTGTTAACCTAATATTAAAGTTGTTTTTCATAAACATTAGATCAGCACCAATTTCATTACATCTCTGTAAAGTTTTTATTCTAAACTTACCTTGTTTAAAATCAGCTCTAGTTTCTCTCCACATTGAGTATCCGCCTGCAAGTAAAAATATTGCACACTCCAATGGTAAAGAATATTGCTTCGTCATTGCTTTAATGATTTGATAATCTTTTTTACCATTTTCAATATGAAAGTTTAGATAAGCGGTCATGGGCCAATTTTTTCTATTAGCATTCATGATGGCAACATCGAATTCATTTTCGAATTTACCTCTTATGTATCTGACCGGTTTTCCTAACTCTTTTCGAGCTTGCAAAGTATGTTGACCATCAACTACCTCGTCATTCTCATTGATAAAGATAGGCAGATCAAGATCTTTTTTCTTCATCTCCCTAATTAGTTTTTGCACGTGACCTTTATCTATTTCACGATTACCTTTTACAGTTTTAAACATACTGTAATCACGAGTGATATGAATTACATTATCCTCGTTTTTCTTTTTTGTTTTAGACATTATTCTAACTCCGTATTTTTTGCATCAATTTCACTATGGACTAAATCAGAAGCGGTCCAATCATTAAGTGGATAAACTGCCTGACCATCTAGGACTAGCGGAACTTTTGCAAGATTTTTTGTTTGTGATTTAAAATGATCATCGGATGCTTCCATCGGTTGACCATCTATGGTTAAGTTTTGAGTTTCAGAAAGTACCTTGTCCATTTCTTTAACCCAATCTCTGAAAGCTTCGGAATTTGATTTAATCATTTTCCCTCGCCTTCACATTGTTTTAACGCGTAACTTAATTTACGCGCTAAATTTTTATCATCGTCATCTAGATTATCTGATAGCATACCTATAGAAAATCTATTTAAGATGTTTATAATTTCATCCTCCGTTAAAATTACGGGGACTTTTATTTTATTTTTTGGCATATTGTCTCTGTGTTTGTTTTTTGTTTTTAATCGTGCTACTCTTATTATTTGCATCTCTTACTATATAATTATTTTAATGGGATTTGCAAGGAAAAAATGTTATAGGATAATATAAGATTTATGAGCAAATTTTACGTGGTTTTGTACATGTGTAGTGTGTTAAGTGGCCAATGCCCTTCGTATCATTATACGGGCCATTCTTTTCCAACTCATACAGAGTGTGTTGAATTTGGATATCGTATAGCTTACGGAACATTTAAAAATCTAGAAAACACCGAAGAATTTGATAGTGGTTATATAGAAAACAGTAAAATCGTTGTAAAATTTCAATGTGAAGAAATTAAAACCCCTCAAGAAAAGCTAATTATACCGCCAAAAAAACCTAAAATTACAACATAGTTGCATTTATATCACATTTTGATATATAATCTTGCATGAAGCTTTATCGCGTCCAAGCAAACTATAAAAATATATATATTGATGAGATGCTTGAGGCTGAGAACGATAAGGCCGTACTTGAGGATTTTGTAAAGAAGGTTGCCTCAGGTGTTGTAACAGAAAGAGAAGGGCCTGGATATCATAATCCTGACCATTTGTTCTTAACCTTCGAGGAGGTTGACCGAGATGCAACTACAAAAGTTAATATCGGAGAAACTCCAATTGGAATCAAAGTGGGCAAACCAAGCTTTGAGCCAAGGAAGAGTGACACCTGATATGAAATGGATAGATATTAAGATTAAAGATCTTAGAACTAAGATCAATGATCAAAGTGTCGAAGACGCAAAAAAAGGTCTTTTAGACATAGCAAGTTAAAAAAAATTAATTTGCAAATTTTGTTTTCAAAACATTGTTAGAGGAGGTTTGTCCTCAAAAAACTGAAATCCCACAAAATCCCAGAAAGTTGCGAATTGTCGCATCTATAATTAAACACCCTAAAACTTCATCGCTCTAGAATTTAACAAAAAAATATTTTTACCAAAAAGTACAAAACCCAATTTGGTATAATGTCAATATAAAAATTTTTATGAGAAATTTTTATTAGTGATAAGAAAAGTCACTTAGTTATTAAACATCGTGAATATGGTCAAGTAACAAGGAGAGCAACATGAGTGAAAAATCAGTCAGTCAAACTCTAACCAAGTTAGACTCAATGATGGCATCGTTAGATGTCAAATTTAATACCATGAAAAAATATCGAGATTGCAATTCAACATTGCCCGATGTTCTTCCATACATAACTAAAGAAGAAGCTCAACGAGCATATCGACTTTTAGTTAGAAAGTTTGGAAGAAAAAAAACAGCTAGAAATTATAACGGCTGGGGTGAATATAAATGGGTTAATAGAAAAATGCCCATTAGGCTTATAAGACCTTTAGGAAAAAAATCTTATGAGACATGGACTAGAAAATGTTGGATCTGCTTATCCGGTGATCCGTCAACTTTACATAATGGATGGAGAAGATTAATCCATGATGTATCGCACATGGTTCATAAATGGTTGAGGCCAAACATGAACCATCATTGCTACCAACAAGCTGAACTAGAATTGGACATGATTAAGTATGTACAATTCAAAGGTTGGTTAAATGGTACTTTGAAAAAAAAGAAAATTGTTCTCTCGCCTGAAGACAAAAAGCTTAAAAAGATAAAACACTTTGAAGCTTTGGTAAAAAAGTGGGAAACAAAAAATAAAACAACTTTGACTTACTTGAAAAAGTATAAAGCAAAGTTAAAACGTTTAAATAAATAACAACAATCTTGACCATATTCACAAATAAACTAAAAGGAAAAAGATATGTCATTTGAATGGAAACACCCAAACTATTATAAAGAACTTAAAAAAATCCAAGAGAGCGAAAGTAAGAAGGAGTCGGAGAACAATGAGGACAAGGAGATGAATGAAGAATCTCAAGATCCTCAATCACAAGATTAACTCTTGTGTTATTACAGTGATTGCAATTATTATTCCTTAGCTTCTCCCCAGGATCGTCCGAGGGCAATATCAACTTTGGAAGGTACTTTGAGACTGTCGACTGCATTTTCCATCTTTTCTTTTATTGTTTTAATTTCATTTTCATTTCCAATTGAAAAACATAATTCATCATGAATTTGTAGTAAAGGCATAAACCCCGCTTTATAACAATCAATCATAGCTTGTTTAGTTTGATCGGCCGCTGACCCTTGTATCAATCTGTTTAAAGCTTTGTAGGTAAAAGCCCTTCTGATGTTATTTCCATAAATGGCCTTAGCCTCCTCGTAGTGCATAGCTTTATTCATTCCGAAGGTAGATGGCTCCCACATGTCAAATCGGCATTTACGGCCCTTTAACGTTCGAATAAAGCCATATTTTGAGGCACTGTTAGTCACCTCTACAGCTAATTTTTTAACAAATGGCACTCTGTCATTATAAGTTATCAAAAGCCTTTCAGCAGAGTCTTTATCTATACCTAACTCTTTAGCTAATTTGGCCTTACCCATACCATAGAATAGTCCAAGGTTAATTGTTTTAGCTTGAGTTCTTGATATGCCTGCCATGTCAGCCACTATTTGATGAAAGTCAGCTTCTTCATTTTCATAAGCTTGAATAAATTCGTCAGCCCCCGGAAATTGTTTTGCAACTGAGGCCGCGTAATGAGCCACAAGTCTAGGCTCTTGTTGTGAATAATCAAAGCTACCCCATTGTCTTCCTTCTTCAGCTAAAAATAATCCACGAATTTTATCTCCAAACTCTTTGTTTCTTGCAGGGATTTGTTGTAAGTTCGGATTTGAATATGATAAACGCCCTGAAACAGTTCCGCCCTGATCAGATCTTAATTGATTTATTTCAGAATGAATTCTACCTTTGTGGGTGTATCTTAAAATGGAGTCTATGAATGTTGAATGGAATTTATTTATTTCTCTTGCTTCTCTTATTAGTTGCGCTATCGGGTTACTACAGTTCATTAGCCAATTTTGCGTGAAGCTAGGTTCTTCGGTTTTCGTTGTCCGTGGGTACTCAACACCAATACGATCAAACACTTGCGCGACAGATCTGGCCGCCCAAATATCTACATTAATAGTAGTTTCATCTTTTATTTTTTTAAGAACGATAGATTCTTTTTCTTTAAACTCTTTTTTTAAAGAGTGAGCTTTTGCTTCATCCACTCTTATTCCCCGTTGTCTCATCTTGATTAAGATAGGAAGCAACTCCATTTCCATTTCCCAAACATCATGAAGATCTTGTTTTATAATCTCTTGTTTTAGTCTTTGCCAAAGCCGTAGGGTTAACCCTGCATCTTGCTCAGCATAGAAGCCTACGTAGCCCGCAGGCAGTCTCCAGAGATCAGCTTTAGGGTCAATTCCCCATTCTTTAGCTTTTTCGTTTAGAAACGTTTCATTTTTGATTTCACCTAAATAGTCTTTTGCACAAGCATTTAAACTAAAACTAAATCTATTTTCATTTACGATAGCAGCCGCAACCATTGTATCAACTATCTTACCATTTATTTCGAAACCATTTACTAACAACCAACCCACATCATAGCTTGCGTTATGAAAAATTTTAGTTGCAGGAGTTTTTAAAATATCTTGAAACCATGCACACGTAATTGTTAAATCCATGTTACCGCCTGCATCGTGTTGAATTGGAAAATACCATTGTTGATCGAAGGCCGCCACAGCAAAGCCAACAATTCCTCCATCAAATGTGGCCCACCCTGATCCTTTTGTTTTGATATTTGGATCTTTTGTTTCAAGATCGATTGCTATTTCTTTTGCTTGAGATAAATCTGGATATTCTGAAGGACAGATCCAATCACTGTCGTTGTATATAAAATTAAGTTGATGTGTCATTTTTTATTACGTAAGTTATATAACAATCTGCACAATAATAAACTTTATTATGGATTATTACGGGTTTTTTTTGGCACTTTAAACAATTGTTTTTTTGCTTCTTTATACCATTTTGTTTCTCTGCCATTTTTTTTACACCATTCATAATGATTTTTTAAAAGTGTTTTTGATAATCTTTTATCTTCAATCATTTCTTTTTAGCGTCTTTTAATTTTTTAATTTCTAAATCACAGTAATGTTTTATTTTTTCTAAATCTTCAATTCCATTTTTATGTTTATATCTGCATACATATTTAACAACATTGCCTTGAAAAAACGATAAATCATTTTTTGCAATGAATTCATACGGTTGAATCTCAAAAAATTTATAATGACTCCCCCCAATCTGCTTATCTTGTGGAAAAGCTTCATCAAACATATCTTTATCACTCATAGCTTATACTCCTGCAAAACTTTTATTTTCTCTTCAGCATTTGCAATCTTTTCAATTAATTTATCTACCTCATCTACATGTTGAGGATGTTCTCCTATTCCAACCGGTTGCTCTAAATAAATTTTTATTGTTGCTTCAGCTTCAGAAATTTGTGCATTGTACCTATCCTCCAAAGCTTGAATTATTACTCTTCTAAACATAATTAGCCTCGTATAATTTATAATATTTTCCTAACGGAAAATTATATTGATGATGAGTGCCTAACAAATGTAATGTTCCTTTAGATCTGGTAGCACCCGTATACCAAACCCGAAGCTCTTTAATCTTTTCAGATAAATTTTTTTTTTCGTAATGTGATGGAAAGTTACATTTACTTGATAAAACAACGTTATCTGCCTCTCCACCTTTTACTTGATGTATAGTATCTATAATAATTTTAGGAGGTTGAGATAAATCCACCCCCTCTTTTATCATCTTTAAAAAATATTGTTTATCTTTTTCCTTAAATTTTCTTTTAAACACTTTTAACCATGATCCTTTTTCATCTCTCATACCACATCTGAGATGTAATTCATCAAAATTAAACACTTGATTAGGATGGGCAAAAGACCATTTTTTACTTTCTTGAGATCTAAATCCGTGATCTATGTTCAATAAATACTCATACATAATACAAGCTTCCTCTCTTGTAATGCTTCCACCCTCACAAACTTTCTCCCAATATTGAATTGCTTGAAACTGATTAATATCAAAAGATTTATTACCTTTTACATCTTGATAATACAAAGATAAATTTTTAGCCTCTTCTTGTAATTCTTTCTTTACATCGTTAATTCTTGCGAGAACTAACCAAGTTCCTTTTGTTTTCCAAGGCACCTTTTTTAAACTATTCCAATAATGAATACTCCCCTCTTTATCATTAGAATAAAACTCTTTTTCTACTCTGTTATTCTTCATCCCTTGCAATAAACATTTAGAAAAGAAATGCACATTCTTATTTAATCTTACTGATTTTTTTAAAATAATATTTCTACCTGGAAAACTTTGAAAATATTCCACCTCTGCCCCGTTCCATTCATAAATAGCTTGATCGTCATCTCCTGCGATGTAAACTCTCCAAACATTCTTTGCAATTTTAACAACCATATCCCACTGCAACGGTGTCAGGTCCTGAGCTTCATCTACCATTAATACTTTTATGGGTAGATTGCCTGCATCATCAATAAACTTTTTTACCATGTCAGTGAAATCTAAACGATCCGGTGTCCGTTGGCCGTTCTCCATCTCCATTGTTTTAAACTCCTCGTAGCCTGCGATAATAGATTTGAATTGTTGTAGACGCACCGCTTTTCTGGGTTGTTGTTTATACAAAACTATCGGATCTATTTTCATGTTCCTTGCACGGTCGTATATCTGTAAGGACCAATTGTTATAAACTTTAGCCTCATCATATTCGTTTTTAAAATTTATTTTTACAGTGCCGTATTGAGTATGGAACATTAATAAATCTGCTCTAGGATCTAATACGGGAATTTCAGCAAACTGTTGTCGGGCCAAAGAATGTAATGTTCGAAAGTATATAAAATCATCCTCATCATATTCTTTAAATTTTTTTCTGACTCTACTAACGCATTCATCAACGGCTTTATTTGTAAAAGATATGTAACATATTTCGGACGGTGATATCCCTTGTTTGAGATACCTTTGAACTCTTTTGAGTAAGTTTTCAGTCTTACCCGTTCCAGGAGGTCCAAAAATTTTAATTGTCTTCCCACGCAGCTTTTTGTTTAACGAATTTGACATCTTTATTTTTATGCTCTGTTTGTTTTGGTAAATTTACAACCCAATGACGTGTGTCAATGTTTTGAAATTTCTTTTTAGGTATTGCTCCTCCCGCTTCTAAAAATTTAGTACAATCTTTTTCTGACCAATTATACCCCATCTTTTTCATAAACTTTCTAAAGGTTTCTAGCTTAAATCTCATTTCTATTTTATCAATCCAAATGTTACCAGAATCGATTTGATCAAACTCTGTTGTGTCCTCCACGTCCTCAAGAAATTGTGATAGCCTAGAATTAAACACATCACTTTGTTCTTCATGTGCATCAAAACCTTCCATGTCTTGTTTGTTAGAGACTAACTCTTCCAACCAATCTCTGTAAGGATCAGGATCACGTTTAGATGGTTTAAGAGGTCTCCAAACTATATCGTAATTTAATAATTGTTCTCCAAGCAGTTGTTGTTGATATAATTGTTTTGTAGATAAACGAACTGATTTACCTTGTATTGGTAAAATCCAATATGGTTCAGGGTATGAGTTAACTTTAATTAATTTACCTACCTCAGGAATTGCTTCATTCAAACCTATTCCGTATTTTCTTCTTACACATGTGCTAGATACACAATGTACTCTTGCAATAGATGTTTTACATTTATAAGCATAGTCTTTGTTTTCAACGCCTCTAAAAATATTTTCTAATTCTTTTGGATGTAATTCTTCACTGCATACCTTGTTCATCATTTTTCTTGTCCAATCTTGATACATGACGGGATCAGGGTTTATTTTCTTGCTTAATACTGCAACATTGAACATTGCATCGTTACGGCCTTCTCCTTTTTTAACTTTGTTTTTCATAAAGTTGATTACGCAAGGAGGATAATCTTTTGTTTCATCGTCTTGAAATATTTTTAATTTTTTAAATTGTTCAGGTGTCAATCTGTGTTGAGATACAAATTCGTATAAATTTTCTAATTTTATTCCGTTAGCATTATCATCCATTGCTAACCTAGTTGTCATGTGTGCTTTTTGATATGGTAGGTTAACAAAACTACCTTTGTGTTTGTCGTCCCACTTTTCCGGGGTTAAATCAACTTGATCTTGTGCAGGATAAATATCTGTTGTTGAATCATTGATTCCTAAATCAGAAGCAAGTTCAATTAATTTTTTTCGCATTGATGATGCTTCAACAACACCATCTATAAATAATATTAAATGTAATCCATTAGATTTAGATCTGAATGGAATTAATGGGTATTTCCTTTTCCGTATAATCGATATAATTTCCTTATGCTGTATATTATAACGATCAACATCGATGACCCCCCAACTGCATGTATTATCATCTCTGATAGGGACAGATCCATAGTAAGCTTCTCCTTTTAAATGTTGTAACCAATGTTCTTTGGTCATTGGATTAGGCTCAACCCAATGTCTGAACTCTTGCTTACCGTCTCGACTACGTGTTTGTCCTAGAGGTTTGGAAGCTCCAAAATATGTATTTGAACCCTGGAAGAGTTCTACAAACTCCCCCAGGGTTTTGTCAAGTATGTCCATACTAGAATGGTGTTTTCTCTACGGACTCTTCTTTATCGTGATTAACTTTTACAGCCCCTTGTTTACAGCTGTTGTAAAAAGTATAAGCCGCTTCTAAGACATCTTTCGATTGAATTGTACCTTGATGTTCAATCTCCCAACCGTACCAAGAACCAAGATTGTTCTTTTCTAGTACCGTTTTGAGTGTGTACATTTGAGTAAATGGTGCTGGCTTAAAGTAACCAGACCCATCTTTTTTCTTCTCTCGAACTGACATCATCATAGAATTCCACTTCTTAGACTTTTTTCTTTGAGTAGATTTCATTGTCATCATCGCAGTGCTAGACACATCTTTATCTTCAACAATTAAAACATAATGAGAAGCAGTCTCTTCGACATAGTTTCCGTTCTCAAGTCTGTCTTTATTCTTGTCGTCTCTAGTTGTCTTTGACATGATATCACTGTCTGATGGATAGATATTTACTGGCGCAGAACTACCTTCCTGACCTCTATCTCTCCATTCAATATACTCAAGCTTATAAAAACAAGGAACTACTGAAATTCCTTTTTGGCCATCATATAATTGATTTGTGACTGTGTTGAAAATCATACCAGGTCTTGCCTCAGGTATGAATTGAGAATCTCCTTGCGTTACTTGTGGAGATAGTTGACCAAGTATTTTTAAAAAAGGTAATGCCAGACTCTTTGAGTCTACGTTTTCAAAACCTTGATCTGCAAATTGTTCCAAATTAATATTTGCAACAGCACCACCAGCTTCTCTAGTAGCGACTTCTTTTTTATCGTTTAACTTCATAGTTACTCCGTTATTATTTGTTCGTTATTTTTGTCTTGTTAGCAATATATACTCCAAACATATCAAATGGAACCTGCTCCCCTTTTTCCACTTGCTCTTTAACAAATGCTTTTAAGGTCATAGGTTCTACTTTTTGTTTTTGAGTATAAGCAAAACCAAGTTGTTCACAAATTCTTACGAGTTCTGAAACTTGATTATCTTGCCCTTTATCTATATTTGCCGTCAAGACATTTTTGATCATGTCGCCATGACCGTTATCTCTAAGCCAACCAAAAGCTTCATCGTTTCTTGACTCAGGAATTTTTGCGGCATAAAAAGGTTTTACTTCAACCTTAGTGCCGTCAGCTAGTTCTAGTTTAGACACACCAGCTTCCTGCATCATATCAGGAATTGTTCGTTCCTCATACTCTTTAGCTTTTTTCTTTAACTCAGAAATCTCTTTATCTTTATCTTCAATTTCTTTATGAAGATTTTTAAGTTCATTACATTTATCAGAAATAGACTTTACGTCATCTTTACTTAATTCAATGTTCGAGAACTTTTCGATGTCTAGATTTTCCATATATTTCCTCCTAATCTGTCTATAATTATTTTCTTGATTAATGCAAGAAAAAAAATATAAATATTTTATGGAATGGAAATACCCTTACAAGACAAAACCGTTTGATCACCAAAGAACTGCCTTAAATAAATCAGCTCACTCTTTAGCTTATGCTTATTTTATGGAGATGGGTACGGGTAAAACAAAAACTGCGATTGATAATATTGGTTATTTATATTTAAAAAAAGAAATAGATACTGTCCTAATAGTGGCACCTAAATCTGTATACACTATATGGAGTAAAGAAATACAAGCACACCTACCAGATATAGTGCAAAGAGATATATTTCAATGGAAGGTTGATAAACCTAAAATGTGGGATAAGTTTTTAAAAAGTGAGAAACTAAAGATATTTCTTATGAATGTTGAAGCTTTAAGTGGTAAAACGGGATTCAAAGAAGCTGAGTCTTTTTTGAAAAAATTTCCGCAGAACTTTGTTGTTATTGATGAATCTACCACAATTAAGAACCCTAAGGCCAAAAGAACTAAATATATACTATCTTTAACAAAACATATTAAATATAGAAGAATATTAACAGGATCCCCTGTAACTAAATCTCCCCTTGATTTATATTCACAGTGTTATTTTTTAGACCCTAAATTGTTAGGATATGAAAGTTATTACGCTTTTAGAAACAGATATGCAGAGATGCAACAGATTCAGATGGGTGCAAATAGATATATATCTATTCCAAAGTTTTATAAAAATATAGAAGAGCTAGAACACAAACTAGATGTTTTTTCTTTTAGAGTTCGTAAAGATGAATGTTTAGATCTTGAGCCAAAAGTAAGACAGAAAAGAGTTGTACATATGTCAACAGAGCAAGGTGTTCTTTATGAAAAACTTAGAAGGCGAGCATTAGCTATTGTAAACGATTCAACTATATCATTTAGTAATAAATTAACTGAAATGATTAAATTACATCAACTTACAAATGGTTTTTGTAAAGATGACGATGGTAATATTCTTGAATTTGGAAAACAAAAGATAAATGCTTTAGAAGAAATTATTGAAGAGACTGATGATAAAATAATTATTTGGGCTAATTACATTTATAACATAGAACAAATTAAAAATTTTCTTACAACTAAGTATGGTAAAGATTCTTTTGTTGAAATTTATGGGGCTACTAAAGTTAAGGATAGACAAAAGGCCATAGAGTCTTTTCAAAACGATCCTAAAGTTAGATTTTTTGTTAGTAATCCTACAACGGGTGGTTACGGTTTAACTCTTACTGCCGCGAACACAGTGGTTTATTTTTCTAATAATTATAATTTAGAAGTCAGAAAACAATCTGAAGATAGAGCGCATCGATCAGGACAGACCGGCACGGTAGTGATTATAGATATAATTACAGAAAATACCATTGATGAAAAGATAATGAAGGCCTTAACTAAAAAAGGCCAGATCGCAGCGAAAACTTTAGGTGAAGAAGAACTTAAGGATTGGTTATTGTAATTTTTTAAACTGTTCAACTCTTTCTAAAAACTTATCACCATATTCAGATAGATCAGCTTCATTTAATTTAAATTCTTGATATTGTAATCCTCTTGTACAAATACTAATTACACCTTGTTCTATTGGTCCGTAATTTTTCTTATGTGCAAGATAGTATGCACCTAGTTGAAGTTTATAATCATCAACCCATTCTTCTCTTTTGGGTTTGTTAGCTTGTTTAAAATCTATAATAGATGGTTTACCGTAGGCCATTGCAACTAAATCTGTTGTGCCTGCGTATTGGTTTTCATATTCTAATGACACCTCGTTACCCCAAACCTCTTCTATATCTAAATTATCTAAAATAATTTTGGCCATCATCCGTGGTTGTTTACCCGATTCACTTGCATTAAAATAGCCCTCTCCATTGTAAGCGTATTCTAATACTTGGTGCATTTCTGTACCAATCGTAGATGCTTGTTGCATAATTCGATCCGCTTCTTCATTCCCAACTTTTCTACGCCAATTATCTAAAAATCTTTTGTCCTTCGTAGCTGATAAAATTGTGGTAACGCTTGGAACTTTAGCCTCTCCTACAAGATATTTTCGTCCTGTAGTATCTGAAAATCTATTATAATGTTTATATGGATATTTACGAATCCGTTTCATCTTTATTCTTAACAAAAGAAACATCTACTTCTTTTGTTTTTTTATCTTTATTCTCACCCTCTACAGCTTTAAGTATTGCAAGATCAATTTCAGATAAAGGTTTACCTGCTTTTTGATCAGCTTTTATTAAATCGTATACACCTTTTACAGTTGCCATTAATAATCTTTCCCTTTCGTATATAGTTTTGTGTTATAAAACTTAATTTTTGGTTTGTCTAGTTTTTTTAATCCACTGTTTTCTGACAATCCTTCAATATTTTCATAAATAGCATTTATTCTTTTTCTAGCATCTTCGTTAGATAGATTTGAAAATTCTGGTAAATTTATTTGTCTTAAACCAGTAAACGTTTTTCCAACAATATCTGTCGCTTTAAATTTTCTATAGATATCATTAGCATTGGCCTCTTCACCATTTACTTCATAAAAAGCTTCATTTGGTAATCTTAATTTTTGTTTTCTTAAGTCTATTCCTGATTTTTCTCCACCCCTATATTGTTCTGACCCAAAACCACCTCTAAAAAAATCTTCATCTCCCGGCATCGTAATACTTATGATCATTGAATCATATTTATCTCTATTTTGATTATATTCATCTGTTAATTTTTTTATTTGAGTAGTTGTAGGTTTTCCTGCAAATTCAGCATACAATCTATTCTGATTTCCTGTAACTCTAACCCCACCTGTTTTTAGCATCCAATCATACATAGGTCCAAAATCAACACCGTTGTACCCTTCTGTAGTTAAGAATGCGACTCTTCTGTGTTCTGTGTCTCTAAAATTTCTACCTCTTAAACTAAAATTTAACATTTTACCATCAGGCATAATAAATCCTGCCTCTCTTATATTTTCAGTAGTTCCAAATTTTTTAATTGATTGTTGTATTAATTCTAAATCTTTTTGTGTCTGAGGTAGATAAATTGATGAACCGGATGAATCTAAATTTTTTACTTTAAAAGTAAAACCATCTACCGTCGCTGTTTCATTTATTAAATTTGCAAAATTGAGAGCATCTTGCATTTTTAAGTTAGAACCAAAATCCATTTCAAAACCAATATTTGCACCTTCAAAATTACTTGGAACTGTTTCTGCTACAAAGGCAGCATCTTGATTAAATTCTTTTGCTCTTTCCTTAATAACATCACCAAATTTATCCAAATTAAAATTTGATTTAACATTAGCCTCTATATCCAAACTTCTTTCCACTGTTTCTGCGTAAGAGCCAACTGTATCTGCTATTTTGTAGTTAACTACATCAGGAGTGTTTTCGAAAAAATTTTTAATTGGAACTGCTAATTTTCCTTGTTCTAACAGCTCTGGAATATCTTCCCGTTGCGCTGAAATTCCTGCTGTTATTTCTTTTCCTCCCTCTTGAGCTTTAGGATAAAATCTTGTTTGTTCATTTGTTTTAGTTCCTGCCACTGCAGGAGTTTGTAGTTGTTCTTTTACAGCTTCTTTCGCAATTTCGGTTTCTGTAGTTTCATTTTTTTTACCTAAATCTAAAACCATATTTTTTTGAATTATTGTTTTACCACCTCTCCAATCTGCAGTTTTTATTTGTTCTCCCTCAAAAAAACCTTTTTTGGCAGGTACAAAACCTCTATTCTTAAAAGCTTTTTCAGCAGCTTCAGAAGTCAAATCTTCTGCTACAACATACCTAATACCTTGAGCATCAGCTAATTTTTCTATTTGATTTAAAACATTTTCAGTAGCTTCACGATTTAAACTACCTATCGTTTCTATGTAAATTGCAGGTTCAGTTTTAACTCTTTTTACTTTACGTTTCGGATAAAAAGATACTTTACCCTCCGGAAAAACCTCTATGTTTGCAGCTGCTAAAGGTATTCCTGCATCATCTTGAGCCATAACAACATTATTAGGAACCTTACCGTCTTTACTTGTGTAAGAATCGTATACTGATTGTGTTATATAAAAGAGTGCATCACCTTCTACATTTGACTCTTCTGAAGATAGTTCTGTAGGATATTTTTCTTGAATAGCTTTTTCAAGTGCAAAAAATATTTTCTTTTTATGCGATTGAGGCATTTTAGTGCTTTCACTTATTTGTTCTCTTGTGCCTGCGTATTTTGCTATTTGTTCCTGTAAATTATTATCTAGATTATTTGTTTCAACAATAGGTCCCTCATATTCTTTAGTTTTATTATAGAAAATAGTAGGTTTTATTTCTGAATCATCAGGAAATGTTTCTGTTGTTTCTAAATCTATATCTGGTTGAATAGGTGGATCTTGTTTTATTTGTGGTTCGATCGGAAATGTTTCTGTTGTGATTGGTTTAACGGGTGTTTGTGTTACAGGAGGCTTAGATACTTCTCTAATCTCCTCTTGCACTCTTTCAATATCTTCAGCTCTTGGGCCTATTGCTGCGCCTTCCCCTGTGGTGCCTACAGATTTTGAAGTCGTCATATCCTTTAATTCTGCGGCAACAGCTTGAGCTGGCATAAATAATGCTCTTAACATTTTTAATTCTGAGCTATCCATATCTTTCGGAGATGCTTTTAGCTCTTTTATAAGTGGTTGTAAATCTTTTTGTGCTTTATATCCTACCGCTCCACCAACACCAATAGTGGCTATTGCTTTTAATAATGCGGGTAAACCAAGGACAGGAGCGACCATATCATATCCTTGTCACTAGTTCTAAAATTATATATCCCATACCTGCTAATAATCCACCAGCACATCCAATTAAAATTCTTTCTATCCTTGTAATTGAGGACTCAATTCTATGTATTCTATCATGCGTTTGTTTTTGCATGATACGACAAAGTTTTTCGTGTGATTCTATTCTTTCAAGTGCTGACTTAGACATTATACAGTTCTCCTTTGAGCTATCGCAGCCCCTAAAGCATCATCAGGAAATAGATTGTCATAATTTTGTGCAGTTAGTTGTTCAATACCTTGTCTTGCAGGTGATGGTAAAGAAACTCGATCATCTTGTTTTGGTTTAAAAGGATTAGGTAATGGTCCGATATCTTTTATGACACCCTCTTTACTTTTTGGTTCAGGTAAAGCTTCTTCAACAGCTGAAAACTGAGCTGCATCAATACCACCTTTAGGAATCTCTTGTCCGTAAGCTTGGTTAACAATAGCAACTGTTGATGCAAGTTTTTTCCCTGTTCCTGTAGCTCGGTTCATAGTTTGAAGCCATCCTGGTGTATCACCACCAAATTCTTTATTAATTAATTTTTTTGCTGCTCTTTGTTCAAATACATCTTTTGCATTATCGAAAGCACTTCTTCCTAATAATAAACCCTGAATGTTTGCTAATTTAAAACCAATTATACCAACTAATTGTCTTGCACCTCTTTGAAATATTCTACTTATACCAGCCGCTGTATTAGATGGATTTACTAAGTCAGCAGGTTTTAAAGTTTTTCTAACCTCATTTACAAAATTTTTTAAAGTAGTAATTTCTGTTGCATCAAATAACGATCTTGCAAAATCAGGATTTTTTTCAAATATGTAATCAAAATTTCTTACCATTGCAGCAGGATTAAATTTTCCGTTTCTTATTGAGTCATTAAACATTTTTTCAATCATCCCGCCTCTTAATTTAGCAAAATCATTATTTTTTAAAGCCGCTGCTTTAGGAGTTAAATCATCTACACCAAAAACCGTTTTTAATCTGTTTATTATTTGTGCACCATCTTTTTTTCTTCCCACAGTTCCTAAACCATAAATATAATTTATAGCTTTCATTCCTGTCACATCTGGATCTAATAATATTTTTTGAATTGCATTCCCTGCTGTATCTTGAACAGTAACATTACCTTTTTTAATTGGGTTATTTTTAAATGTTTGTTCTTTATAACGAAAAGCCTCTCTGGCTTTTATTAAATTATTTTTTATTACTTCATCGCCTTCTTTTCCAGCAAACAATAAATTATCCATTGTATCGTTATATAATTTATCGAATTCTTGTTTAATAGCGATAGCAGTTTTTTTATCAGTATCATTCTTAGCAGCACCAATAAAATTGGCTAATTTTTTTCTCATAATTTCAAAATCATTTAAAGTTTTTGGAGGTACTTTTTTCTGACTTTTTTTCTTCTTAAAACTATTAACAAATGATTTTATTTCTTTAAAAGCTTGAGTAGAAGCTGGTGTAAGTTTTGTATCTAAAATACCAGTGGCTTCATCGATAGCTTTTAAAAAATTGTATGGTTGTTTTGTTTCATCCTTAATTGTTTTTTTTACTGAATTAGTTAACAATTGAATGTTAGATGCTTCACCATTAAATATAGCATCTTTATCTACTAGGTTGTAAGCATCATCAACTTTTTTAGATGCTACGTCAAAAGCTTCTTCAATAGTATTGATTAATCCTTGACCAATGTCTTCTACACCTTCTTCAATAACATTACCTTGATTGAATTTTTTTATCATAGCTTTTAATCCAAGACCAATATCAATTTCTTGTTTTCTTAAAAACTCTAATGCTTTTTTTTGCACTTCAGGACCAAAGGCACCTTTTGCAGCTTCATATAACGCAGCAATACCTTCTTCATTTCTTTTCGCTTGTGATTGTGAAAGTTCAAATCCGAATTCTCCTGCACCTGCTTGTACAGCAGCAACTTCATCATCAAAACCTTTAGCGACTTGATTAAAGAAATTTTCAGCAAACTCTGGTGTCATTTTTTTCGTATCTACACCTGCTGCTTTCAATGCTTTTTCACCTGCAGGTGTAATTTCTATTCTTCTTACCTTTTCGCCATCAACAGTTTCTGTAATCAACTTATAATAATTAGGGTTACTTCTAAACATTTTTAGAACTCCTCTACCGACAGGGCCAAGCACACCTTCAAATCCTAATGTTATAGCACCAGTTATACCTACTCTTCCAACATCAAAATCACCTCCAAGTGCTACTGCTCCTAATTCTTGAGCGGTAGTAACTGCTCCTGCTTGTCCAGTTTGTGCGAGTGATCTTTTTAAAATATTTCCTGCAAATTTTTTTGCAATTGTAGAGTATCCTGGAATGTATTGTAAAATTTGTGAAGTAGTTTGAATAAAATCTTGAAAAGAAGCACCAGGTCTATTTAAATAAAAAGATTGACCGTCTGGCATTACAGCAATAGGATTACCAAACTTGTCTTCCATTATATTACTTCCTGGTACTTGCTCCATTATAATTTGTGCCTGTGTTCTTATGTTTGGTGTAATACTCATACCTAAGGCAACTTTACCAGCACCTTCACCTACATATTCACCAATTTCAGGCATATCAGAAAATTCAGTAGATTTTGTTCCTGAAAAAAATTCATAAACTGCCTCACCTACTCCTGACAAAAAACTTTTTTCTTTTTTATCTAATCTTATTTTATCTAGTTCTTTAATTTTATTTTCATCAGTAATAGCGTTATCATTAATGCCTAACTTTTTTTTTCGTATTTCATCGAGTTCTTTTATTTTTTTAGGATCTATAACTTTAGTAACCATTTTAATTCTCCGGGTTATAAGGTATGTACTGACCACCTACATATATATATTGATTTCCTTCACTATCTGTAATTATATTTTCTGCAAATTCTGGATCAACTTTGTTCATATTTAAATTTATTTGTTTTTGTATATCTTCTGTGATTAATGGATTATTTTTATGAAATTCTGCTTTCATTTGTCCATAAGTTTTACCTTCATATCTACCTTGTAATCCTTTGTTAGCAGCCATGAAAGGCTCTACAACTTCTAAAAAGAATTTTTTATTTATTTCGTTTGCTCTTCTTGTTAACGCTGTGTTAAGTAAAATACCATCTTTAGACATACTTAGTCCTGGAGTTACATTAGCAACAAAACTTAATTCTTTATTTGATATTGCTCCTTTAAAACCTTGAAGGTTATCTATTGTTAATTTACCTCCTACAGTTCTTAAAACTTCCGCCAAAGGAACATTTTGAAAGTTAGCTTCAATACCAAACTCATTTAAAAATTTAGTAGCAGATAATCTAAATTCTCCTAAAGCACCTGTTTTCAATTCATCGTCAGGTAACTTTGCAAGTATATCTAATTGCTCTAATATATTATCTAATTGAACAGCACTATTAAAAGTTTTTCTAACACTTCCAAATTCTTCTGCATCAGCTTTTCCTAACTCCTCACCAATTTTTTTTGTATAAGGATCTATTTCTCCACCTACATTTACAGTAGTTCCAGACTTACCAAGTATGTCAATTTTATCTGTAACTAAATTTCTTTGATATAGCAAATCAGGATTATATGCTTGGCCAAATTCTGCACTAGCTTCTTCAGGAGTTAGTATTTTAAACTTATCTTTATCTTTTTCTTCTTTTTCTCTTCCTATTTTTTCAAGTTTCATTGTTGTAAGGTTTCTTTGATAAGCTCCCTTACCTTGTAATTCAGGTGGTAAATCTTCGTCTGCTACTAATTCAAATTGATCAACTTTATCATCATCATCCTCCTCTAAACTCGCTATCTGAGAAGCCACTGTAGGAACTGCCGCCATACCTTGACCAAGAGTTCTAGCCAATGCTCCTAATTCAGATTCTCCAGGTGCTTTTCTTGCTTGTAATAAAGCTGAAGTTATAGGTGTAAGTAATAAGTTTCTTCGTTCTACTTCAGATAAACCACCAACTTTAAATTTCTTAACATCTAATTTTTTTTCTTTTTTAAGATAAGCATCTCTAAAAAGGGGTCTTAATAAAACCTTATTCATTTACCCTCCTATTCCTGAGAACGCTTGGAAAGCTCCTAATCCTGTTCCTATAGATTGTGCTAAAGGTGCTGCTGTCGGTGCAGTAGACATTGTTATTTGTGACTGACTAGTTGGCCCTGCAGCGTAAATGTTTTTTAAGAACTCTGCTCTTTGGAATGGCTCGTAAGCTTGTTGTAATTGTGTTGCTCTTTGAGCATCTAAAGCTTGTTGTGCTAACTGTCTTTCTAAACCACCAGCTGCTAATAATTGATTAATATCTTGTCTTGCCATATCTTGTTGCTGTTGTCCAAGAGCACCTAATTGTTGTCCAGCTGCTAAACCAACTCTTTGTTGATTCTGTGCCGCTCCTAATGCAGTTTGAAAACCTTGTGCTTGTGATCTACCTATTGCCTCTAATCTTCTTAAATCTTGTTCTGCTCTTTGTACACCTTCTCTTCCACCACCAAAAGCACCTGATCTAACAGCTTGCGCAGATAATTGATTTTGTCCCATTTGTGCTTGTCTGTTAATTTCATCAGTTACATATTGTTGGAAAGGATTAAAAAACTGAGAAATGTTTGGTGCTTGAGCCGCTGATAATATTTGTCCAATACCCGCAGCCGTTGTCGGTGATCCGATGCCCGTTGTCCCTGCAGTTTTAATACCTCTTTGTTCTAAAACTGATAACGGTGCTGTTTTAACATCTGGAATACTAACTGGTTGTTGCGCTACCTGACGCGCAATATCCATTAATTCTAATTTTCTTTCTTCAATACCAGGAGCTTCTCTTACATATTGTGTTTGAGATGCTGGAGTTGATTGAGGTGCACCTCCGCCACCACCAAATATATTACTTATAAAACTCATTTACTTATCCACTTTTCTAGTTGCACATGTTTCTTTTGCCATCCCCATTTTTTTGAGACTTTCTCCCAACCAGGTCTAGCCCAAAGACTTAAACGTTTGCATCCATTATTTTTTGCAAACTTAGTTATTGTATCAACAAATTGATCCTCCCATAAGTCCCTTCTTTTTCCTGTACAGATAACAATCTCTAATTGTTGATAGTTTGGCATTTCAGATATTCTAGTTATCCCAACACCAAAAACTTTGTTTTCTTCTAATTCATCAGAGCCAAACATAAGAAAACACTGCATCATATCTTTTTTAAGATAATCATATATGTGTTTAGCATCAGCATATTTACCAGAATATTTTAAAGCCTCACTAACCATAAACTCAGCTAAAGGCCAGAACCTTTCTATGTCTTTAGGCTCAACAGAAATAACCTGTACTAAAGGTTTAATTTTTTTTCTTGTTTGTCTCATTAGCATCCTGGATTATGTCAAATACTCTTTTATATCTCTTTTGTTGTTCATAAAAATACTGAGCACCTTTTTCTCTCATATCTTTAACACTATTAGGATTAGCACCCGCTATAATACCTGCTCCCAATACACCATCTGCTCTCGTTACAAATTCTCCGTCAGCTAATTGAGCTAACATTGTATCTTCATCTTTATCTCCAACACCTGAACCATCTTCTACATATCCCGATGCTCTAACGTAATTGTTAGCATCGTTTTCATCGTGAGACATTTTTGAAGGAAGATAATTAACACCGCCTTCATTAAATTTTTTTATCTCAGCTAAACCACCAGTGTTAAATCTATTTCTTGAAATTTCGTATGGACCTAATCTTTCAGCATCTGCTGGTCGATCTTGTTCTGGTATGTAAATTTTTTCATATGTTTTTTCTTGACCTGTGGTTGGGTCTATGTATTTAAAGTCTGGTCTTTTTTGTGCAAAGTCACCATAAGCAACATTGTAAGTTGGTTGAAATAAATCTACAGGTTTTTGTTTAAATGCTCCTGATAAATAAGCTAATGCTCCTGCCCCGATACCCGCTTTCATAGGATCGATTTCTCTTTCTCCTTCAATAATTGTACCGTTTTCAACTCTTTGTCTTGTAAAAATTTTTGCAAGATCCCTTAATGTCGTAGCTTTTTTTTCATTATCTTGAACTACATTTGTATTAAGAACTTTAGAGACACTTGGAAGGACTGGCAAACCAGGTATAGGTTTAAAACCTGCCGCTGTTACCCCTGGAACTGCTTGTCCTCCATAATATCCCAAACCCGCTCCAGTCACCGCTCCTAACAAACGATTTATTCCCGATGCTCCTGCTTGTTTATTTGCTTGATATCCTTTGTATCCACCATAAGCTGCGAGTACATAAGGTAAAACATTTAGCATTGTATAAATTCTCCTTTTAGATCTAAAGTCTCTAATATTACCATTTTACTTGGCTGATATCAACTCATCATGAAACTTGCCTTGGTATTGATGCTCTCCTACATGCACTATCGCGTCATTAATATAGGCATAGCATTTACCCCCTAAATCTCTCCAAAGTTTACAAAATGCAAAATCTTCTCCGTTGTAAGTCTTTTCTTTTGGGTCATGAAGAGTATCAAAAAAATTCCACATATTAGGTTTGTTAACATATTTACCGTTGATGACTGTCTTTTGTACTATTTCTTTTTCAGGATATTTCTCAATCATTTTTTCTATAACTTCTCTCTTAATAAGCATACATCCTGTTGGTGAATCTGTTACTTCCATAACACCTTTATCAACCTTTATATTATTAGGATCGGGCACTTTCATAGGATAAGTGTGCAAAGCTTTTCTTATATCATCGGGTGATTTAATTAAACCTTGTTGCATTTTATTAAAAGCTTTTTCCCACATTAAAGTTTTTAAAGGATATGGTACAGATATAATATGCTTGTCTGCATTTAACATAGCAAATATAGATTTACCTTGAAAATATATGTCAGAATCAATAAATAATAAATGTGTTGCTTTCGACTCTAATAAACCAGCTACAGATAAGTTTCTTCCTTGAGTTACTAAAGATGATTTTATTAAATGAAAAGATACTTTAAGTTTTTTCTTAAAACACTCTTGTTGAAACTCTATTAAAGCTTGAGTGTAGTGTATAGAAACTTCACTATGTACAGGTGTCGCTACAAATAATTCTATATCTTTATATTGATTTGGATCTTCTTTCCATAAAGGTTCTGTAGCTTTTTCATAATCAGATTGTGTTTCTATATTTACTTCTTGTAATGTTTGATATGTATCCTCATTGATATATTTACTGCTTGACACTTAGGGCTCCTTTCAAAAAGTTTGTCCATTCCATAGCTTTTTTATCCCAGCTATAAAAATTTTTATAATATTTTTGTTGTTCATCTAAATGTTTTTGTATTGTATCTGTGTGTAAGTATTGTGCACTTACATCTATCGCTCCTGCTATGCTTCCTGCTAACAATTCTAAATTTTTTGTGTAATTAACATAGACAGGCCATTCAGCGCAAGTTTCAGGCAAAGCACCAAAATTAGTCGTAATGACATGTAATCCTGCAGCTAAAGCTTCTAAAGCTGAAGCACAAAATGTTTCTTCAAATATAGATGGGTACACAAATAAATCATAATCTGTTATATGCTTCAATATATATTCATTAGGTTTATAACCAATGTAATTTACATTAGGTAATTTTTTAGCTTGTTCAAATAATCCTTCTGTATCTTTGTTTGCTCTATCGGCAAACTCTTTTCCATAAACTTCATTAGAACTATATACATCAAGTGTAATATTTTTATTTTGCACATATTGCATAGCCAATAATAATACGTTCAAACCCCTCCAAGGTGTACAGTGGTGCATTATTCTAATTGGATCACCTTTTTTGTATATTTTTCTTTTAGGGAAATGGTGTGCACCATTTTTAATTACAATAGATCTATCTTCAGGTATTTGAAAAAAATATCTAAATTTTTCATAACACCAATGTGAATTAAAAACATACCAATCGTATTCGTGGTGTCTGTCTTTGTTTCTAAAAAAACTTTGTAGGTTTGGTTGATCCCAAGAATTTTTTTGCCAAAGAATATTTATTTTACTAGGGTCCAGTGGCACTTTTCCAGGAATAGATGTGCATATTTGAAATTTACTTAATAAATTTTTATCTACAAATTTTTCAAGCAACTCATGTTGGAGTTCAGTTGCGCCTCTGGGTTTCATTACTTTTTAGTTTTTGCACCCAAAGAACCAGCTCTTGTAACTTTTATTTCAAGGTCTTGTCTAAAATCATCTTGAGTAGTATCAGTGTTGGGATCAGCAACATCAGCATCAAAATCAGCTTTGCTATCATACACTTTACCTGTTCTCTTATGTTTGATGGTTTCTATAGCCTCTGCTTTTATTTTTGGTAAATCACTCATTGTTTACGTCCTTGTCTATTATATTTCTTATTGTGTTGCAACTTCTTTTTTTTATTAACATTTTTTGTATGCCTTCTCGGTCTTTTACGAGGTTTTGGTCTGGGTACAAAGTGTGTAAATTTTTGTCTAGCCATTCTCCTGTGATCTATCTATTTGTGCATAACTTATTGCACCTTGTATTGTGTTACTTCCGGTAGCTGCTTGCACAGTTATTGCATCACCAGCTTCAAGATTCAAACCTTGAGGTGTAGCATTGACCTGTGTTTTTGCAGCAAGATCAGCTCTAAAAAATTCATACTCTGCACTTGAATCGGATGAATCAACTAAATTCATATTTACTAACACGGCTGATGATCCATCGTTATTTGCACAATAAACACTTTTGACTATACATGTTGCATCACTAGGGCAAGTAAATACTGTAGTCTTGCCTGTGCCAGCTTGTTTGAAACCTTGGTTTTTATATTGTATGGTCATGATAAAAAATAATTAAAAGCATCTTGTTCATTTTTTAATTCTTGCTGATAAGAAGTGTTTAACTTATCTTGCATCGTTCGTAAAGACTGACTTACTTGTCTTTGATTTTCTTCAGTATAAATTGGTGTAGGTTCTGGAATTACTATATCAACTCTAGCCATTATTAATAATTACTATGTAACCCTCCAGATCCCGAAGTTTGTCTTGATTGTCTACTGGTTGATTTTTTTGAAGAAGTTGTTTTTGTTGGTGTTTGACCTCTTCCTCTGTCACCTATTCCTCCTGAACCTTTATCATCATACATTCCAGAATCTATTTTCTTTTGAATACCTCTAGCCTGAGCCATATTTCTAGCAGCAGCATCTAATCTACCTTGTAAACCTCCATATCTTTGCATATCTAAATAATCTGCTAAAGATGTTGCTTGACCAAAATCAGATTGTTGTATTCTTCTATTTAATCCCGCTAATCCTTTTGGTCCTCTCATCAAAAGACCTGCTCCCGGTATTGCTGCAGAAATAGCTAATTGTAAAAGATTTTCTAAACCTGAAGTTTTTCTTTTTGGTGTTATGATAGAATCATCTCTTTGTATCATTTCTTCATAATCTAAGGGCATATTAGTATCAGAAATAAGTAATGGAGCAATTCCAGATGTTTCATTTATTAAAGGCTGTGGATTTAATTTTGCAGCTGTTGGAATAGTTCCTGTAGCACCCATGTCAACATTTAATGAACCCTGTTGATCATTTGGAAAAAATTCAGGTTGTGGATAACTACTATTTAAAAAAGGTTGATTACGATTCATGTCTTGTCTAGGTGTGATTGGATTTCTTAAATTAGAATAATTTAACCCTATTAAATCATTTACAGTTAACATTATCCCCTCATTCCATCTAATTGTACATCAGCTCTAAAAGTTCCAAAACGCCAATTTTCATCAGTTGATGTGTTGGCTATTTTTAAACTAGCAAATCTAGCTCTTGCTCTTGTATCTACCTTTTGTGTTGATCCGGTGACCGTGAATGGTCCTAGTGGAGACGATGCTTCTGTATCACTTGGAAAATCCCTAAGCAAAATTGTTACTTGAGCATTGCCTTGTATAGTTTTAAAGTCAGGGACAAATCTTCTCATACTCATAAAAAACTCACCATTGGTGCCCTGAGGATTTAAACTAAAATCTCCAGATTCTATAAAAGCTGGAATTGCAGTTTTGTTACCTGCTGTGTCTACCTCGTTAACACCTTTTTCATGTTCAAAATATTTAGTTGATCCATTTATATTTGTAACTCCTTGAACTGTAGGAAAAGTACCAACACCAGTTGAAGTAAATTCTGTTGCATATGGATTTTCAAAAAGATTAGCATCAACCCAAGTAGTTCTCGATAGTGATCCAGTTACCCAAGTGCCGTCTTGGTAATTATAACAAACATATCTATCATTAAAATCAGATGTTGCTTGTGGATAGTACCAACAAATTTCTTCGTATAAATGATTTAGACCAACATAAACAGATTCTCCAGCAGAATAATTAATTCCTAAATTACTTCCATTTTTTGTAGTGAATACAAAATCTTCAACAGCGCAAGGTAAAGATTTAACAGTACCATCAAATGCAAAGAAACCACCAGATTCTCCCATCCAATAAACTATACCATTAACATATTTCATAGCATGTTGCCCAATACATCCGCAATTAGATCCCACTTGTCTAATTGAAAAAGTAAAAGGTGGGCCCACAAATTGCATTACATAAGCTGCATTATCAGTTAAAATAAAAGTATAATCTTTACCTTTAACTGCTCCAACAATTTTTGTTCCTGAGTCAAGTCTAAATGTACCCGCAGTATTAACAGATGTTGGTGTGTAATCAGAAATATTTTCTTGATCTGAAAATCTTATAAACATTTTGTCTTGTGTTCCTGGAGTTCCAATAGTTGTTTCAGTTCCCAGCATAACTAAATGTCTATCTCTATCTGAAACTAAAGACATTACAGATGCAGTTGGTGCATTAGAAATAATTACAGCTCTTGTATTTAAAGCATTAGAATTAGAGTTAATAGGATTCCAAGAAAAAGATTGACCATTTTTTATAGTAGCAATAAGTTGTTCACCAAAATTATCTAAAGACCAAGATGCAGGATCAACAGTTAAAGTTTGAGATAATGATTCGATACCCCACCCAGTAAATACTTCAACCCCTGCTCCGCTTGAATGAGCAGATCTCGTACCCGCTGCAGCTCTTGTAATACCAGTCAAATCATTAGATGAAATTCCTGTGTATGAAATAAACTCTGCTCCAACTTTTATTGTTCCTGTTGATGGAAATCCTGTTGTGGATGCAAGTGTAATTGAAGTTCCTGAACCTCCTGTGCCAGCAGTGTCATCTAATAAAGCTCCGTTTAATGTGCTAAACACTTGTTGTCCACCACCCCACAGTCCTGTCCCCCATCCAAATCCAAATGTTGAACTTAAAGCTCCTGGTTTAATATATGGAGTAACTGTTGCAGACCCAGATCCGTTGACCGTTGTCCCTGCTGCGCTTGCCATAGTTACAGTAAATGAATCACTGTCAGGTACAGTAACTACTTGAAATGGATTTGTTTCAAAATCAGATGCAACATATCCTGCACCTGTTGGAGGTGTAACAGATGAAAATAAAAATATATCTCCAGGTTCAAGACCATGTGCTGCTTTGTTTACAGTAACGGTAGCTGATGTGTTAACAGTATCAAATGTGGATCCTGTAAGTGCTGTGCCTAAAGGTGTAATATCAAAAAAGGCACCTTCATAATAGATTACTAATACTTTATTTGTACCTATTGCAGCATACTTTCTTCCGTCTAAATCTGCCCAAATAAATTGTTCTCTTGCTGCGCCAATTAATGTGCTTTCTAAAATTTGTTCCCAGCCCCCTATTTTTTCAGGTAGTCCATATCTAAATCTTACAAAGTCACCATCAGTCCACTTTCCTTGTGCTCCTGTTTGAGTAACTTGTTTATTAAATCCTGGGGCTATATCTACTTTTGTTAATGGCATAATTTTGTATTATATATTAGTTTTGCAGAGAACAAAAGTATCTACACGTTGTAATGTTAAAATATTACACTGTTATTAATATATTACCTGAGATTGTAATAGAATTACTATTTTTTTTTACCATGTGTTTTAAATAACTAGGAAACAAGACTATTTGATTTTCACGACATTTCGTTTCAAATTTTTGTTGAAAAAAATTTGTTTTTTGCAAAAATTCAGTTGGATACATACAGGCAATTAAATCTTGAACTGGATGGTAAAAAATAGTTTTAGATTCTTCTATTTTTTTATAAATAACAAAAGAAAAATGTGAATCTGGGTGCATATGTTTTTCTTGAAAATCATCCTTGATATAATTATTTTGCCAAATACCTGTTATTGATATTTTAAAATCTTTTAAAATTTGACTTTGTAATAAACTACCAATTTTATTAATTAAATAAGATTGTGAATCTTCATCTAGTTTATTTTGAAATAAATTTGAGCTATAGGTTTCAGAGTCCCAAGTTTTTTTAAAATTTTCATTTTCTAAATTAATTTTAGAACAATCTATATTATCTATGTAAATGTGTGATTCAAATAAATTTATTTTCATTATACAATATCTAAGTCAGAATATTTATTAATAATAATATAAGGTAAATATTTTGTAACTTCAATTTTATTTAGTTCTATTTTATTTGTTCTTATTGTATGAAAAGGAGCATTTAGGATAACATCATTGTATTTAATATTGTTTGCTGTAAATTGATTTATATTATTAAAATCATGATTAAATTTTTCTATATCTAAGAAATCATATATTTTGTTTATTTCATTTAATGGATTATTTACTAAGTCATTATAATTAATAATAATAAAATTTTCTTTCTGATCTATTATATTTTTAATACTCCATAAATTTTTTCCTATCATTCCTTCAGGGCTAATCAATTCATCACATCTTTTTTCAACATTTTTAGGTTGTTCTATTTTTATGTACGAAGCAAGACATTCTAATAAAGGTCTTTTTAAAATAATAAATTTAGGTTTTTTAATTATAGTTTTTAACAATTTTAAATTATCTGGTGTTCCCCATGAACCTCTATCAATAATAAATTTTGCTTTCCAATCTTTATAATAATTATTAAATAAATTTTTAATAATATTATTAAGTGATTTCTCGTCAGGAAAATTTAAAAAAATTTCATTATTTTTTAAAAGATGCAGCTGATAAATAACATCAGTAAGTATCGTATTAGCTGTTATATTTAAATTTTCGTTTTGATTTATAATCGAACCAAGTAAAGTATTACCTGATCTTGGAAGAGAACACAAAAAATTAAAATTCATTTTTAAAAATAATTGAAATTAATGTTCATTCTACCTTTTTTATCAGTAGTATCAGTGCTACAATGTTTTTCTGCAGGATTAAATAATAATAACCTATTTTCTATAGAGGGTACAAATTCATCTTGAATGTATGTTCCTCCATCACAAGTATTTAATGAAAAAATTGCGCCTTTGTGAGTAAAAGGTTTATCAAAATGATATTCATGTTTTTTAACTACATTGTTAGATGGATAATAATTAATTTTAATTCTTATTAATGATTTAATTTCAAGTAAAGAAATTAATGGTTTGTATTTTTCTAATAAATAAGAAACTTGTAATTTTTCCCCATCAAATAAAATATGAGTAAAATATATACTATCATCTACATCATTTACTTCTCCTTTATACCAAGGAATTTTTGCATCCCATGATAATTTTTTTATATTATCAAAACAATCTTTTTCTAAAAAATTGTCAATTATTTTAAAATTCATTTTTAATCTTGAATGTAATTAAAATTAATTACATATCTTTTATGTATATCGGTAGCATATATCACTTTATGATATATTGATGATTTAAATATAAGCATTCTATTTTCTTTGCTTCCAACAATTATCTCTTTATTAGGTAATTTCAAAAATGTTTTAGAATTACAATCGTTGAGAAAAAAAATAGCAGTGTGAGCTAAAAAACTTTTGTTGTCTATATGATAAGAAGATTCAACAGAATCTATATCTCTTACATTTAAATTTGCTCTTATAGAGATGAGACTAATAGGATTTAATTTTTCCATAATAGGATTAATTTTTGTAATCCAATTACTTTTAGATTCATAACGGTGGTAAAACACATGTCTAAAAAAACCATTTTTATTTTTTGTATTATTTTCAACATCATCTTCGTTAACAAACCAAGGTATATCTGTGCCTTTTATAAAATTACTCAAATTATTAAATTTTTCTTCTTCTAAAAAATTATCAATTATTTTATAATTCAATTTTTATTTTCCCTTTATCTCTGTAGAATTATCTGTGAACAATTTCTTTACATCATCATTAAAATTAACATTCCACTCCATTACCATTTTTGACAATACATTGCCAAAATGTCTAAGAGTTACAGCAGGTAAATGTAGTTTTTTATTTTTATTTATAATTTTTATTTCATGTTCTTCAAAAAGGATATCACAAGAACCATCTTTAAATTGTATAAATTTCATTATTATCTGGCTTCTTTATTAATGAATTGTGTACCCCACTTAACCCTTTTGTCTTTCCAATGATCTGCAAAAGGTCCATTTGCGTCTACGTAGTGAAGAAAAACTTGAGCTTGCCAATCTCCTAAAAATTCTTTTCTAGAATGAATAAGTTCACAACCTAAATATACAGAAGCCTCTCCTGGTTTTAAATTAATTGGATTTTCATCTATAATAATTGGCCAATCAGTTCCATCACCACCTATATTTATAGTGACACTAATTTCACAAGCAGGCCGATCTTTGTGTGGTTTTAACTCAGCATATTTGGTATACATTCTCCAAAAAGCATAAGTTGGTTTTAAAGAAAGTCCAGTAATTTTTTCCATCTGTGAATTTTTATTTACTAACAAAGATTCCATGATAGGATCTGCATAAATAGATGTATCAAAATTTGTTGTTCCACTATTTTCTGGATCCAAATCATAATTTTTTTTATTTAATCTATGTGCTATTCTACAATAATCTTTTAAAAGATTTTTTTCCGATAAAGTTAAAAAATCTTTTATTTTTTTATATTTAAATTCTCTTATACTGACCATGATACGATGCTATACCTTTCCCCTTTTTTAACTGGTTTAACCCTATGAGGATACAAAAAAGTAGAAGGCCATATTACCATTCTGTTTTCTTTTACAGGTATTGCAAATTCACCTGTTCCATCTGGGTTTTGAAAACAAAGTTCACCTCCTTCATAATCTTCATTTAAAAAATATACACAACTTATTGTTCTTGGATAGTTTGTTCCACCATCGTAATGCCAAACGTAGTGATCTGATTCACTATATTTTAACACTTGTATTACTTCTAATTCTTTGCTGTACATATTTTTAATTTTATTTCTATTCACATACTTTTCTATATTAACTTTAAAAATATTTTCCATAACGTTACACCAATGAACTTCAGTCATTGAATTACTAATATCCAACAATTCACGCACTTTTACTTTTCTTATGTTTTTATTTAATAATCCATTGCCAATAAAAGCATCTTGCCAGTCTAAATCTTTACAAACTTTAAATAATTTTCCAAAAGGTTTTTTGGGTAAAATATCATCATAAACAGAAATAAAATTTATTAATTCCATTTTTTCTTATTCCAAAAATTATTTTTATAATTATGTATAATATTTAATTCATAAAACATTTTTTGTTTTTTTAATTGATTTGTTGTAACAGATTTTATTTTCATTGACCAACTTTCTCTTTTGAAAGGTATTATTTGAACATAAGGAGTACCTCTTTTAATTATAGTATCAATAATAGGATATTTATCTCCATTTAAAACTATTGGAAAATTAATTTCTTGTTTAAATGAATCTGTATCTACTATTCCAGGTATTATTGAAAATCTATCATCACTGTTATTCATTGGAGGTAAAAATAAACAAGAATATCCGGGGGGTGTTTTAATAATCCAAGGGTTTAATATTTTTATGAATGGCCCATTATTATTTTTCTCTACCAATTGAGATCCTAAAATTTGATCTGTAGAATGAAGACTAGGCTGTGAAGAATTTAAATTTATTGATTTTTCTTGGAATTGTAAACCATCTAAGTTAGCTGGATGCCATTCTAGTATACCCTCTCCTTTTTCATTTTTAGATGATTTAAAAGCATAATCTTGAGCTACCTTTAAAAGGTAACCAGATGTTAATGTATCTAAAAAAGGCATACATCCCTTAACAGTTTTTTTAAAAATTTGATGTTCTAATTTTTTATACCATTTAGGAATATTTAATTTAATAGGAGTTGGGTGGTCTTGTTTTAGGTCTACATAATCTTCGTGTGCAATAAATTCTATTTTATTTTCAAACATAAAAATAAATATATATATTTTCTTAAAAAAAATGTAAACAAAAATTAAAGTAATTCAAGTGGATGTACAGGATTTACACCTTGATCACTTGCATATTTTTCTAAACTTGAATTTAAAGAAACTGACGAAGTATCTAAATTTTTTAACCAATCTGAATAAACAGTAACAGTGTTTGCTAAAGGTTTAGAAGAATTAAATTGTAAATATGTTTCAAAACGTTCAAGTAAATCATTGATGTATGTTTTTAAATCATTTTCTGTATCAAAAAAATCTTCTGATGTATCTCTTGTGTTAAAACTAACGGTTTCCCCGTTATGGCTTAATACAAATTTTACACCATTTTTAACGTCATTAAATTCTTCTGTTGTAATATCTAGAATATCAAAGTTAGCTTCATCAAAATTTTTATTTGAATCTAAAAAATTTTGATCTTGAGCAATGTGACCTACAGCTCCAATTTGATTTACAGAATTTTTTGTAAAGAGTATTTTTGCCATTTTAAGTTCCTGTATTTTCTAAAATAAGTATTAAACCTTGTTGTCCTTGGGCACCAAAAGATATTATATTATTACTTGTTGCACCTGCTGTTGCATATACACTAGGGTAAGATCCATGTGTTAACTGAGTAGATGGTGAGGTTACACTAAGGTTACCAGCAGCTCCTACTGAACCAGGGTTTCTGTAGTTGGCCCCGCCACCGCCACCGCCACCGTTAGCTGTGAATGTCGATGCCATATTAGTAGCATTACCTGCATTACCAGGTACTGCATTATTAGCTGGGCCGGCAGGATTACCTCCAGTACCTACCGAAAATGGTTGAGAAAAAGGTGCCGTTACATCAACAGAGACAATCCCAAAGCCTCCTCTTCCGCCAGGCCCACCTGAACCTTGAAAAGGCAAGCTACTACCATTTCCACCACCACCACCAGATACATACATTTGTGCAAGTGTTGCGGCTGCATTTGCTGTGTAAGTTCCTGAAGAAGGACCTCCATGTGCTTCTTTAAATAAAAAACTTCCTCCACCTGATGATCCATCTGATGCGGCTGTAATTCTTCCTTGAGCATCAACTGTAATATCTGATGCAGTGTAAGACCCTGCTGTTACTGTAGTGTTTGCAAGTTGATCTGCTCCAACTGCATCGTCAGCAATTTTGGCTTGAGTCACAGCATCGTCAGCAATCGCAGCAGTGACGACAGCATTATCAGCTATTGCAGCGGCGACAACGGCATCGTCAGCTATTTTAGCTGAAGTTACAGCGTCATCTGCAATAATTGAAGTAGTAACTGCAGATGCTTCTAAATTAGCAGTAGCAATTGTACCACCTAAAGTGTTTAAAGAAATTTCGTTTAAATTTGTTCCATCTGAATATGCTGCAAAAATTTTTGAACTAGCAGCCCCTGCAACAGTTGGACTAAAACCAGTTCCTGATGCAGTTTTAATTGTTAAATTATTGGCATTTGTTAATCCTGAACAATCAAAGATATAAAATTTTTCTATTGAATCTGGTATAGTACAAACTGTACTCGCAGCAATAGTTGCTGTAGCAAATTTAATTACTAAATTTCTTGCGTTTGATATTGCACCGTCAGACATTGTTAATGCAACAGTGCCTCCAGATGTTAGTGTGATTTGTTCAAAACCAGCTACAGCTTGTTGAATTAAGTTTAAGTTTGTGTTTGTTTTATCACCCCATGTACCAGCGTTTTCACCGGTTACCATTAGTTCTAATTTTAGGTCACTTGAATAACTTGATGCCATAAAAAATTCTCCTTAATAATTTTTATATTACATGAACTAGGCGGCTAAATCAACCACTGTCCAAGTATTTGATACTCCTAAATCTATCTCAGACCACGCAGTAATATTAACGCTACCCACAGAAGAAGTCAATGATTGTCCCGTTGGTATTACTAATCCATCTCCTGTAATACCTTCTTCTCCCAAAGATGAGGTAATAGAGAGTCCAGATACACCTATAATTTGTCCTGGTATTTCTGCATGTTGACCAAGTGTCATTGTTGCAGAAATACCAGTTACTGATTCATTAGTGCTTTGAATTAATGTAATATTTCCTTGTGTTAAAGATGCTTGACTTCCTGTTACAGGAACTGGAGTTTTCAAACCACCTACAGTATTTCCTTGTGAAGAAGTTAAAGAAATTCCAGATACTGTTACGTTAGCGTCTGCAGATAAAGAACTAGAACCTATTGTAAAATCTAATTGATCCTCTGCAGCTAAAACAATTACATCTCCATCAATTTGAAGTGAGAAACTTCCTTGAGTAAAGCTCGCTTGAGATCCACTTACTGAGACAGTAACATCTGTAAATGCAGTTTCATTTCCAATAGAAGAAGTTAGAGATTGCCCTGTTACTTGAACTGAGAAATTATCACCCCAAGCAAACTCACCCCATTCACCTCTACCCCAACCTTCTCCTGTAAGGGTAGTTTCATCTACAGTAGCAGCTCCTACGCTAGATGTCATTGAAACTCCTGTAACAGGAACTCCTATTCCTACAATAGTGCTACCAACACCAATAGACATGGTAACTACGCCAGGATCTACTAATGCTGAAGTTCCACCAACTGAAGTCCCAATGGTAGATGATAATGAAATTCCTGAAACACTTACATCAGCGTTTGCTGTTACTGTTTCAGAACCAATTGATGATGTTAATGATATGCCACTAACGGAAACTATCTCGTCAGAAAGGTCTCCCCATTCTGATGCACCCCATGTTTTTCGTCCCCATCCAGTGGCCATATCATTTTAATCCTTATGCTAATCTTAAGATCGCAGCAGATGTCGTAAATGCAGGAAACTGAATTGTAAATGTTCCTGCAGTTGCAGTCTTGTCTCCACCGAAATCTAGTACAGCAACAGCGTCAGTAGTGTTAGATCCACCGTCTGTAGTTGTATTATAGATTAATGCTCCTCTTGCAGTAAGAGTAACGTTTTGAAAAGATAAATCAGCAAAGTCTGTAATCGCTACAGATGAAGAAACCTTCACACCTTGGTTAACAAGAGTTCCACCACCAGCTGTGTAGTTTGATGATGATACTTCGTTAGAAGTTGTATAGTTTGTAGTTGATTTACCTAAAGTTGCAGAACTTGTGTACATTGCTAACTTATAAGTGTCAGATGATGTATCAAAGTCATGCTTTCCTTGTAGTAATTCTTTTTTAAAAGAATCACAGATTGCATTTGTTGTTATTGCCATAATTGGCCTCCTTATTAATTTGTGTTTGGAGTAGGACTAGGAATTTGTATTCTTGGAACCCCATCGTCATACTCAGCTCGTCTTCTTCTACCCATTTGTTGTAGGGCAAAATTCTGTACTTCTTCATTGTACTTCTTTTCATATAGATTGTACATATCCATGGGGCCTTTTAAAAATCTAAAACACTCTGTAAGCACACCATGTAACAACATAGATTCTTGATATTTAGCTAAGTATGTTTGATTAGTAGAAGTAAATTCAGGTGGGTCTTTTATGTAATTTATTTGAACTGTATCTGCGGCAGCTGGAACAGGTGCTACTATAATATTAAATTCGTCCCAATTAGCATAATACTTTGGTTGTCCTTGTGCTCCAGTCCCATTAAATTCTGATATAAAACTTGTATCTCTTTTTTCTAAAAAACTTCTATTACCACTTGAATCAAGGTGTTCCACAGATCTTAAAACTAAAACATCTGACGGCATACTCACTGCTCTATTTCCTGCCGTAAAATTAGAAGTCGCATATTTACGTAAATCATCATAGTCAACTTTCCCTGCTACATCTAGTTCAACATTTCTTATAAATTCTTGTATTTGAGAATCTGATAAAACATTACTTGAAACCTCTGTGTAGTTTCTTATTTGTGTTAAAAAATTTGAGTGTGTAATAGCCATTATGAAATACTTACCTCCACCTGACCTATATTAAATAAAAGTTTTCTCCTTCTATTTTGTAAAGACGGATCTTCAGGAATCATGCTGTGAATAATAGATGTAACACCATTTCTTGTTATTTTAAAATCCTGTGTTTTAAATGCAAAGTCTCCAGGTAAAGATAAATTTGCTACACCAACAGATGCACCGCCTGAATCTGATATGGTAACATCATTTGAAAATTTTACTGATGGTTGTTGAAACTTCATATTTCTTGTGTTTTGTAAAGCTATTGCATCAGCTGTGTTGTGTTTTCTTCTTATTTGAGGATGCTTAGGTTCAAATTCTGATATATGCACAAGAGAGCCATTCCACTCTTTTACCATTTCAGTGTAAGGAAAGGCCATACCTGATCTATCTGATATTGCTTGTGATCTTTTTCCTGTTGCGTATTTTGCCATATTTAAACTCCACTAGGATAAAAAGATTGTGGTGTAATATACGTTGAAGCTCTTTGACCATCTTCATCCAATGCTCTTTTTAATTGATCCTCATAAATTAATTTATTTTGTTGTACTAATTGTGGTGCATTTTTCATAGCAAGATAATATGCTAAACCTGCAACCATACATGGTAAAAATCTAAAAACTACATCAGCTTCATTTGTGTACGCTCCAGCGTCCTCTATTCTTTTTATAACATAATATTTTAAAGTAGTGTAAGTATTTAAATCTGGTGCTTGATAAAGATAAATTTTTGGTGTTGTTTCTCTTTCAACATAATACTGTGAAGGTTGTCCTGTAGCTAATTTGTTTGGTAAAGCTGCATATGCAGATCTATCAATTTTTGTTAGAGATACATCTTGTGTGTTTGCGTTATTGGATCCTGCAGCAGTAGAGGAAACAAAAGCTTCTAAAACATCACTTACACCCGCACTAACACTATATTCTGCTTGACCAGAAACGAGAGCATTTTCATGAAGAGCAACTTTCCAAAGGTGAATACCTCTATTAGCCCACTCTGCAAACAATAAATTTAAACTCGTTCTTGCAGATTTTAAACTATGACCACTAGTTGTCGTCATACCACATCTTTCGTAAGCCTCTTGTATTATTTCTTCAATAGAAAGGTCAAAACTAGTAGTTCCTGAAGTCGCCATTTAAATCCTTTTTACGGTTGTACAATTTCTTAGATTGTATCACTTTTTGACTAAACTTTGAAGACCTTAGACTTTTTGCTATATAATTTGGCGATGACACGTTTTTTCTTCTTTTTCTCATCTCTCGCGCCTCTTAATTTACCTTCTACTTGTTTTCTTATTTGTGATCTTCCTATTGGCATTATATTAAATCCTTAGCCTTTCCTATAATTGGTTTATATTTAGTTTTACCTTCAGATTTGTAAGCATGCAAGAATTGTTTTCTTGGTTGATCAGGAGTGTAGCTGCAATGTATCCAGCCACTGTTTGGTTCACCAGGAGTGTAGAACTCCAATATTAATTGATCATAGTCTAGGTTTTGGTTGATCCAATCAGCTAATTCTGCATTGTCTGTGCCCATACATTCGAAGTCTGCTGCCTCGGCTTTGGCATGTTGACTGTTGACTGAGCTACCTATTTTTAAACACAGCTGTTCGCTACGGAAACCGCTAGTCACTTTTACTCTGCCGAAGTGATCACGTACCGGCTGTAAAATATTTTCACAAAGTGCTTTTAATTTTTCTATCTGACCTGAATTAGGATTGTTATTTATGTCTAATCTAATTGC